GGGCATAAGCCCGAATGGAGATACAAAGATGAAAACAATCGAAGAAGTAAGAGAAATGACAAATGAACAGATCCTCGTTGAAATGAGGAAAATTGCTGGAAATCAGATATCAAACAACTATAATGAAAACAAAGAAGCAGCAATGTACTTTGCTGTGATGTGTCAGAGAACCGGAAAAGACCCGAAGCCTAAAATCAAAGCAATGGGATACGGGATATATGAAGAAGCTGAAACTGAAGGGTGGTTTTAAGGAGTGATAACCAACGCAAGACATTAACACAATCCTCCTTAAAAAATCAAACTCCCTCAAAGAATCCGCGAGAGAAAACAGTGCGAGAAGAACTATCCCAAAATGGTCAAATGGAATATTAATTGAGGTGAGAAAATGACTTACAGAATAAAACTAAAATCAAGAGTAAAAGAACTCAAGGAGAAGCGTAACAAATGATAGACTATACTCAATTATCTAACTCAGAATTCAGCATCATAGTAAAAAGTGTATTCATCCTAGCTCAAATACCAGATTGTCCGCTATCCGCTGAAGAACTGGCCGAATTACAAAATATTAAGGGGGATATATGGGCTGAAATGGCTAAAAGAGGACAGGGGATAAAATGAAACCTCTAAAATACATAGCAGCTCTCACATGGATTACTATCTTCCTGGGAGCTGCGTTTCTAGGATAGATTATAAAGAGGGACGAATGACACCTGATCAAATCCAACTAACAACAAATTCTCTCTTCCTTGTGACAGTGGTGTTTATTTTAGTTCATTTGGGATGTAGGATTTTAAAAAAGGGATGCGGAGGAGAGATGATTTTAAAGGGGGTGAAAACATAGGAGATTTCAGAGACTTCATATCATTCATGAAAATATATTTTATCGTGTGGATATTTATTATGGGATACCTAACTTATAAAATGATACTAAATATAATAACTTAAAATCAGATAACTTTAAAACATACTTCAAAATAAGGACAGTAGGTGTATTAGACCTACTACCGCAGGAAACGGAGGCTTCATAAAGCCCCAATTGGCCCGCAGACCATTTCTTCACCTGTCTTTTCATTGTCAAATGAACATTCAAATAATCCCTCAATCCAATTTACAAAGTCTTTTCCTCTTTTAGTTGTGTATTCTTCGCTTACTGCACTTGAAATTAAGTTATAATCGTCTGATGAGCACACAAAGCGGAAATCATCATAACCGAGTAACCGCCCCTTCTTTTCAATAAGTTGTTCTTCTGTGTGTGAACGTCCCATTTCATATTCGATTGCATACATTTTACCGTTAATTTCAAAGGTTAAATCAGCCCCTTGATTGTGGTCAGATGAACATTTAATCCCCTTTGATACTAGATAGCTCTCCATCTGGACAACGCAGACAAAATGCTCAACAGTCATTTTACCTAGACCTTCCATATTCATTTGATTCCCGCTTATTGCCCCAGGTCTGTGCCACATAGTACAAGTTCCGCGTCCTGTAACTGAGGGCAGCCTGATAGCTTTTACCCACCCTTCCGATGCAAGATAAGAATCATTCCCTTCTACCCAATCTTTGAGAATCACGCCATGATGGGAAACCAGATGTTCATACTCTGGAAGTATCGAATTTTGAGTAAAACCGATAATCGGAGATGGTCTTTCTTTTTTATATCTTCCTTTGATTATTTCTGTTTCTTGCTCAGTTGCTTCAAATCTGATAGGTATTTCTTCCCGCCGACTAGAGATTAAAAGTAGTCCTTCGCCCTGTTCACATTGGAGCAAATTCTCCACTGCCGTTTTAGAAAGTCCAAAATACTCTCTAATGGGTCCTACTTTAGCTTCATCAAGTGTAGCACCCATGACAATTCCCATTGACATATTAGTCTTGAACTCTTCATCTACGTTATTCTTTACAAGGTCACCGGGGTTCTGAGTCATTAGCCAGAGCGTCATCCCCTGCGCTCCACCCATAGCAACCGTATCAAGAAGGAAGTTACTTAAGTGTGAGCTCCTGAAAAAGACTCTGGCTTCATCTACAGCCATTATGGTTTCTTTCTCTAGATCAGTTCTAAAACGTCCTCCTACTATGCCAGTAACAAGAACATTCATAGCAGGCTTTATCTCTTCGTCTACACCTGAAATATCAATTACAATATAGTCCTTTGAGAAGTCTATATTATTTCCTCTCTTGTTCAGGTAGCAAAGGGAACCATCTTCTCCGATTGGTGAAGTTTTCCTGTATAATGCTCCTGCGCTCTTCCTGGTTTCACTTGTATTGCTATCGTTCTCCATATCCTGTCTAAATAATTCTCTGAGATCTGAAAGGACCGGAAAATCTTTTTTCCATGTTTCCGGCTTGGTTCTTATTATTCCCTTCTGCTTGTAGAGTTTATGAAGTGTATCTTCAAGATAGCCTTTTGCCGCGCTTGAAAACTCTCCTTCCATCCAGACAGCAAAGAAGTTTTTCAAGGTTCTAATATGCTTGAAATATGCTGACGAATATGCAGCCGGTGAGTTTCCCATAGTTTGAGGGTCAAAGATGATCTGTAGAGGGTTTATAGACTGTCCGAATTCTCCGATGTCAATAACCGTTGCCCCGTCTCCGTAGTATTCAGCTACAGCCCTGTAATCAGTCCTTGAGTCTGCCTTTGGAGTAATATAGACAATCCTCTTTCCTAGCATGTCATGAGCACGCATTAAAAGCATAGATACGGTAAACGTTTTTCCTGACCTAGTTGGACCGAAAACCACCATATGCTGAGATGCCAGGGATGCCAGGTCTATTATTACCTCGGCATTGGTTTTCTTATCTTTCCCGAAGTAAAGCCCCTGTTCATCAATGCGAGAATTCAAAGAGGTTGATGTACAAAGAATTGCGGCTGTATCAGAATGTACCCGAATCCAGAATCTTTCGTCAGATGCTGGATAAGGTCTTGAAGCTATGAAAGCGGCTTTCATCATATCGTAAGGGATTGTATATTCTATAAGTTCAGATTGTAGGATTCCTAATATATAAGATTCAGCCTGATATACTTCAGTTTCACCGCCCATTATCGTTATTATGAAAGAAGCATTGTAAACATTTTGAGAGTTATAGTATATTTCGTTGAAAGTTGCTCTGATATCAGTAGCTTCATTCTCAAGCTGGATATCCCCTATAGAGCCTTTCGTGTACTTCTTAGCGGTTTCCTGATCCATAGAATTGCTAATATATGCCTTCTTCAATAGTTCGCTTGTCTCAGCCCTTGGGATCTTGATTAATCCAGTACAGATGTCTATCTTACAACCTACAAAGGAAAGCTCCTGTATGCGCTCTATCGCTCTGCTAGTCATACCCGGAGGAATCCCGTTAACGTCGTCTTCTTCTGATAGTCCTCCAACTATGCACCTCACATAAGTATGTTCATCAATGCGCAGGTGTGTATCATATTCTTCAAAGCGGTCAGGGGATATTAATCTTGAGAGGTCTTCCTCTTCTTCTTTATCGAGTATGTACTCCTCTGCTCTCATATTAAAGAGCCTTAGCCCCCTGCAGTAATCTTTCATGTATATTATAGGATTAATCATAATATCGCCCTCTCGCTTGATATCTCTCTATAAAACTTCTTAATTTCCTTTGCGTCTTCCATTTGTCTAGGTTTTAGATTCGCTCTTTTCATGTTCAGTAAGAGTCCATCGAGAACCGCCCCCATTGCGATTTCTGCTGATTGAACTGTGTCATGTTTTCCTAATCCAACGAACGCATAATAGCGATACATCATAATGTGGGTTTTATCACCCATGACTTTCTGAAGGATGCCATTGAGATGTTCAGCCCTTTCCTTGCTTCCTGCCTTGTTTGCTACTTTCATAATGTACTCGATTATTGCTTTTCTAGGGTTGACTTTACTAACAGCGTGGATCTTGAATATCCTTCCAGCGTGTAGCCCATCAACAAGACCTTTCATAACAAGTGAGTGCCCCTCTCTTTCATCTTCTGTGATTCTCTTAGGGTTAAGTGCAATAACTACCGCAAATTCATTACCAGTGAACTCTAAAAGCCCCTTTTGGTGTATTTTCCTAAGTGGATAAACTGTACTTAAGAACGAAACACCAGCAGTAAGTTTATTTTTTACATGTGCTCCTGTCCGTTCTCCTATCCAGAAGTTTATTTTAGTCCACAATCTTTCCGCTTTTTTAGGGTTCACTCCGATGTATTTTAGCCAGATGCCTCCGAGAATAAGCAATCCTATAAAACATGTAAACTGTATCCGACTATCAGTATATTCTCTCATTACTGCAAGCAGGCGAGAGCTTAAGAATCCAAATATAAAAGTAAACCGGAACCAAGCAGAACGCGGGTTTGAATATGCGCTTTCCCTGTGATCTTTTATTACATTCGGTTTTCTAGGCTGCGTATATGGAGTTTCTGCCATGTTATACCCTCCTCAGTACTGCTAATTTACCTGTTTTCGTGATGGTTCCAAGTCCCCAATTACTAAACATCCATTTGTAATTTATATATGCGATTAATAGAAACATTACAATGTAACCGCCTGCCCCATCTTCCCATCCTACCCATTTTATACAGATCAGGCAACCACATGCAATAAATAGACTGACAATCTGTAGAGATACTATCTTGTGGTACTTGTTCCAAATCCAGGTTATTTCCTCATGCCAGAATCCTGAGAAATACCATACACCTAGAATCCTTGAAGCCGCGTAGACTATAACAATAATCCAGGGTCTTATTATGAAAAATACAGCTACCCCTAGGTCAACGATACTCATAAAAAAGTACATCCAAGCGTTATCTAGGGAAGGCTCGATATAATCAAGTACATTCATCATAGCGTACTGAGAGATTACAGTACACAAATCAAGTGTTGCGAGCACATAATACGGAGTGAAATATGCTACAATGCACATCACAGACCCCCAGACAAATCTCTCTTCCGAAAGATCCCGCTCTCCGAGAACTTTTGAATATGCCTGGTAATTAGTTTTTGCTATTGTTGTAGCCGATGCCATCCCAAAAATAAAAATAACTACCAGAATACCCCACGTATAATATGTGTTCTTCTCGAATTTTGCAATTTCGGGGATGTTCTGTGGCTCCGGGTTCATTGTCATGAATTTTACGAGCGATGCTCTTGTAGCTCCGTATTCTGAACTTATGTTTTCATCTAATCCTGGAGCATACATCCCATCTATCCATATTGAATTTATAGCATCAGCCGCGGATCGGAGGATCATTTCCCAACCCTTTAAAAACATATTTGCCCCTGCTTCTTCTGGTCCGGGTCCCTCTGCGGCATGCACTGGAGCCGCCAAAAGAAATATTAAAAACATGCTAAAAATCATTATATTTTTCATAAAAAAACAGCTCCTAAAAAAATCAATATATCCAGGATGTAGTATTACATCCCGAATTTTCCAGAAAACCAAACAAACAGATTGTAGAGGACATATGCTCCAATGCCAATCCAGAATACACTTATAGCGTGATTCTTAGAATTAGATGCCTGTTGACTGTGCCCCCTCCTAGCTTCGATTGCACTCCACGCAGAAAAACCGAATATCCCTCCGATGATTATAAGCTGAAACAGAGAGTAAATATTCGGGATTGTCAATTCGGCATATGGCTGTATGGAAGCGTCTAAACCGTTTATTACTTTATCTGCGAATCCATCCCCTGGCGCTGCAAGTGCATTACCTGCTGACATCAAAACCGAGCCAGCCCCTAGTACAATTTTTCTAAAGTTCATTATATCACAGTTGAATATTCTTTTTTGGTATATACTAAGCATTGCATGTATATATATGTTATGTTAGCGCATGGTATTGCAAAACATATATATACATGATTGTTTAATATTGGTATCAGGAAAATTATAGAGTGATTCGATAATGACTATACACAAATTAAAAGTAAGAATGAATATCAATGAGGATAGAGGCTCAGGTACTATTTATCTTTCAAAAGAACTCGTACAAAAAATAGTGCCACCTGGAACAGTAAAAACATCAGGTATAAGAGAAAAAGCAGACTTGATTGCATACTATGACGATGAGAAAGACGAAATATTAATAAAAGAGCCATAATGAAGAGGATATCGATTTGTATACAAAAATTGGAATAATACTATTATTAGCTCTTTTAACCTCTGGCTGTTTAGCCGATGCATTGACACAGGAAACTTATGTAGATCCGGATAATGAAAATAATACTTTAATCTTGTTTGTGGATGGTAGTTACAGATGGCATCAAACAAATTATGATAAATCTGGAGAATGGTACGAAGAAGAAGAAATAATATATCTCAATATCGATTCTTTTTTTGGTGATCAAAAATTAATAAAAAAAGGAAGTTCTGTTTTTTGGTCAAATGGTGCTGAATGGGTAAAAAATTAAACCTTTTTTTTAAATGAATTTACCCACTACCATATAAAGAACTTTTAATATTGCCCTTCCGTATATTCCTATTATCACGATAAAACTGAGTAGGGGATAACTCAATATCTTTAAACTGTCGTCTTCTATTACTTCATACTCAAATTCTTCAATCTCGAAGGAATCATACGGGGTAACCACGGTAACATTTAATTTTCCAATATCGAATGGCTCTTCTATGCGTACTCCTCTCGGATTCTGTGTTATTTGCTTTCCTGAGATGGACCACGAATCTATTGTTTCATATCGAGTACTCTTAAATCCATTTTGTGCTGTACCGATGTAACCTAAGAGCCTGCGTTCAGTGCATTCAGATTCATTATAGGATGTATCAACTCTTACTATTCCGTCTATCTCGGGTGTATACACAATAGCATGGGACCCATTATAATGAGTTACATACACTTTTGGAGGCTCGAACACAGGGAATATATCAGGCGTATCATATTTTTTTACAAATTCTACGGTTTCGCTTTTTTCCTTGTAGTAAGGGATCTTCACGGATTGCCCTAACACATTATAAGTTTTGTACGCTTTTACTTCGTACTTTGTTTTTACGGTTAGTTTTACGGTTAGTTTTCCATCATTTGAGGTAAGTTTTGTACTTGTTTTCTGGCTCACTGGTCTTTTTGCCAGATTCTCAGTTCCAAATAGGACTATCGCGCATTTATCCGGGCTTTCTGGAATGTATGTTTTATTCCCTATGCGTATTTGCCCACTGTATCCTGTGATATCTATCCATGCGTCTGTATAACGTCCTTTATGTGCCCATTCTTTCTGAGGCGCAAGCGTTCCCTGCTCAAGATATGCACCGTCTGAGAACTCCATATCAAGTACATCAAATATTGAATCAAACACTTCCTCACTATCCTCAATACTAGGAGGATTCTCATATGAAATATCCTTCGATATCCCTTGAGTCTCTAACTCATCGGCATCCACAAATTCATTATCATGAATATACACGTTTTCAGTTCCATCATGCAGCCAGATTGCCTTAAGCCCAGGATCAGAAAACGTATTAAATCGAACTTCTATATCTTGAGTTTTCCAATCAGGCTTCCTTGCATCATAACCTTTTGAAATGCCTGCATCCCCTATTTGAAGCCCGTTTTCCCCATTTTTATGTGCTCCGTAACTGTCGCCACCATACGAAAAGAATAAATTATTCTCAATCAGACAGTTTTTGCAGTTATCAAGTCTCGCACAATCCGAGGTTATTCCAGCTATTTTATTATCCTGGAGAACTCCATTTTTCACACACGAGAGGTAGATCCCTTCATGCTGACAATTTGAAATTATATTATCATAACAGGAAACTCCATCAGCATACCTAATATAAATCCCATCTGAGAAGGAATTATACAATTTCATATCGTGAATTTCTATATTTCCACCTAAATTATTAGATGATCCCGCAAGAATAATCAATTTCTCGCAGTTGTGCTCTTTTCCTGCGCCATCATTCGCCCATTTTGAGTCAAAAGCTCCGCAGTTTCCATCTATTGAAAACCCGCAAATCTCGATATCGTGTGGAACTATTGTCTTGTTATCGATGTCTTTAGCAGGGCATCCTACAACAGGAATCCCCTCTCTGAACCACCAGGAAGATTCTGAATCAACTCTTACGATAGTTTCAGGTGATCCTATCATGGATGTTCCAGGATAAATCCAGATGGTCCCATCTACTACATAGAGTCCGTCAAGATAGACAGTTCCTCCGGTTTTAGAAGCTTCCAGGAGAGCATCGTTAATCTGTTCCTGATCCCTCTTTCCATCACAATCTGTAACATAAATATAATTTTCAGGATCTTTTTGGATGTTATCTTTTTTAGCAGGTTCTGGAATTACAATATTATCCAAATCGACTACAATATCAGTCTTGCCTTTCGCGCTATCATCCAAAACATTATCAAGAGACACATGAGAATCCAAATCAAGCCTATCAAATGTGTTTTCAACTATCCGTACTTTCCCGCCAGAATGGCCATTGCCTGAAATCTCGATATCGGATTTCCCGATGTCAGAAAATACATTATCTGTAATTTCTATGTTTTCATCGTCCTGATTGCACAGGACATATACCCCGTACCCTGAAATATCAGAAAACTCATTTTTCCTGATTACAATATTATCATATGCTACCTGCTCTTTGTCTGCATCTCCGAAATATACCCCAGACCTACCACCTTTTTGAATATTATTTTCAATAAGAAGAGTAGTTCCCTTCGCGTACCATGTCCCTCTATATGTAAAAACAGAATCTCCTTCAATATAATTATCTCTGACTATGTGTACACCATTATCTGTACTGCCTCGGTTTGCTACAGCCCCATAACCACCGTATATTTTATTATTTGCAAACAGAGAGGTTAAAGTGCCATCCCCAAACGCATAAAATCCATTACCCGGATGAATCTCATTATTTGTGACTACATAATCAAGGGCTACATTATGAGCGTCTACAACGTTTGCACCTGCGATAGTTGCCCCGACCATGTAATTATTTTTTATAATTACACCCCTCACAAGAGTACTTCTTTCATCTGTATTTCCGGTTACGGCATGTCTGCAATTCTCGATATGGTTATTTTCTACGAGAGCATACGCAGTCCCTGACCATATTCCTACCCCATACCCGGACCCTGGCTTGAGACAGTCATAAATTTCATTGTTTGAGGCTTCCACATTAAACGAAGAATAAAATGAGATTGCGGACATTCCAGAGTCTTTGAACCAGCAGTCTTTAACTGAGCTATCAATGCAGTATCTTATAGATAGTGCCTCATTTGGTGTTGTTTTCCCGCTATCCTGGAATCTAATATTTGAAACGTGAATTTCAATTGGGCGTCTAATCTCATATCTTGGGGAATCAGATAAACCATAGTCTCTCAGGAGAGGTTCATTCAGTGTTACAGTGTTGCCTGATACGCTTTCTATTTTGTAGAGTTCTCCTGTTAGTTGAGGCCCCGTTTCATCATCTTTTCCGTAGTCCAGAGGACACCAATATACTTGTTTCCAGATCTTGATCAGGTCATTCTTTTTAACCTGTGAAGCGTCGCTTAATGTAATTTGAGTATCGCCTTTTTTTGAGGATGTTGGCAGTTTACCTTCTGTTATTTCCGAGCCTTCAAAATATAAACCATTATGAGATCCCGATCCTGTATTTAGATGGATGGTAACTGTTCCTTCTCCCTTTAGAGTCAGGCTTTTATCTTTCTGGTAGACCCGGCTTGTAATGTAATAATCCCCTGATGGGATGATTATAGTATCCCCGTTAGATGCGCTATCTAATGCTTTTTGGATGTCTGTGCCTGTAGTTCCTGATACTGTTATTTCAGCAGCCGTACAGAGATTAATTGAATATAATAAAAGTAGTAAGATTAATACAACTTTTTTCACATGCATGAACAGTATAATATCATCAAAAGATATAAATATTTTGCCGGCATATTTACAGGCAATGAAGCGTAAATATTGGATTACAAAAACAGGAAGGGTAATCTTGCCGTTGCCCGCTCCTATCCGTGAAGAACTAGAAGATAAAGGAGTTGAGTTTAAGGATAATGGAACGGCTGATTATAGGATCTCTGGAAAGAAGGTAGTAATTGAATTTGAACAAAAAGAGGATTAAACGAATGAACACTGAAGAAACTGAACTAAACAGAATTCAAAATAAAATGAGAACACTCTTTCAGGAAGTTGTAAAAGATAATCCAACCGACAACCATTTCACGACAATCGCAAGGGCTTGCTCGATTGTCGGAATTTCAATAGACGAACAAAAGGAGATTGAGAAAGATGTTATCAGGGGAACGGAACGATGACTGGAGTATATGATCTTATAGAAGATATTAAAGATTTTCACATGAACCCATATACCAGATTCACACTGGAAGAAACCGAACGAAAAGAACGCAAAATGAAGGAAATGAAATAATATAACTCACGGAGGAATAAAACTATGGCACTTTACAGAAAGAAAACACTGACCCCAATTGAGCCTTATATGCCAGGAATGGAAGATGGATTCATGGATGGAGAACCGTATATTGCAACGAATCTGGGAAACATGCGAATACTCCAGACTGATATGATCGCAACCGGAGTAACAGGCGAACGATGGCCGATTAGATACGAAATATTCTTAGAATCTTACGAGCTAGCAGAGGAATAAACGGGAATCGAGAACGACTAGCCCTAAAATGTGCCCGAACTGTAAGACAACATATTGGAATGAACAGAAGACGGAGAAGAACGACAATGATTAAAGAACAATTCCAAAAACTGAAATCAAAAATCATCACAATGAAAACACCTGCAAACGAAAAAATGTTAAAGAAGATGTTTATTGCTTCTGGTTTTGTCTACATCGGAATTACCACCTCTTTGATATTCATCCTAAATGGAGTGAATATCCTGATTCGGTCTGGAGTGCCTGAAAAAACAATTATTCAAGGATTTGGTGTTTTGTTTGTATTATGTGGTTTCGTATGCGCTAAGAATATTATTCCGGCTACAAGGAAATTGATGTCTAATTGAGGTTATCAGGAGGAAGAAAACGTGACTGGTATATCACTAACAACGATAGCAATCATAATTTTAATCCTTGCTCAAGGTTTGGAATCTCTTATGAGATTGATATTTTGGGCGAAAGGCAAATCCACAAAACATAATTTGTTTTCTGTTATTTCCCCTTTAATTACTGTCTACATACTGTATGGATTGATTATCACTGCAAGCGAAGCTGCTGTTAAAACTTATGTTTACATTGAAGGTGGGATGTTTGTACTTTTGTGTGTCCTTTCTATTCTTGCTGCTGGGATTATAGCATCAGAAAATAAGTGAGGTAGAAATACAATGTCTTACGATGAATCAGAAGCTCTAAGCGATTTTATAGAATATGGATGGCTCGATGTTGACAAAGAAAATATAGTTTCCTGTTGGGCAGATGGGAAGACCTACAAGGCAAAGATAACTTTTGAAGAAGTTGTTGAGGATTAAAATATGGGACTTGAAATAGCAAAAGATAAACCACTTGGTACTGAATTTAAAACATCTGAACTGTATGACGATAATGAATTAATGATAAATGTACTTGGAGAAAAGTGCAGACTTGTTAAGATTACATTTTCATTCGTGGGAGACACAGATATGTTGATGGACGTTGGATTGTGTGCTAAAGGTTTCAACGAGGAAGATTACATCTAAATCCTGGGATATACTGTTTTATCATTAGTTAAATGGAGTGTTTGTGATGGACGATAAATATATTAGAATGGTTCTTGCCCTACCGGATGAATTCTTCGATGGATGGGAATTAGAAGACGGTGATCAGATATACCTTTGTAGAGACATAGATGATTACTCATGTTCTGAACAACACGGACTGTATACAATATTTGATAACCTGTTGGCTAACAATGGCATTACATATACTGAAAACTGGCATTATGCTACATGGATGATGTTAGATGGATTAATACGTCCGATCCCTTCACAGAAACAACTTCAAACTACAATTAAACAACACTGGATAAAAGCAGATGATACAGTAAAAGATTATGACGTTTTGGTCTTTTTTCAAGATTGGTTTCGGGCGCGTTATGTGTCTAATTGCACATACTGTATCCGATATAAAGAAATTGAAAATGAATCAATTGATTGTATCTGGCTGAGATACACAATGCATGTTATTTGTAACAAAACATGGAACGGCGAAAGGTGGGTACTAAACGAGGATTGAACATGAGAGAAATAAAATTCAGAATGCAAGACGCATTGGGAAATTGGGTATATGTTACCATTTGGAATGTATACCCCATAAAAATGGAGTATTATAATAATTTATGCCAGTACACAGGACTTCGCGATAAAAATGGAACTGAAATCTATGAAGGAGATATTGTAATAAAACATGGCACTGATTACGATCCTAATACGTGGGGCGGAGAAAATAGAGTCGTTGTATATGTTGATGGGACTTGGTATCCCGTAGCCAAATGCTATTTTGATGTGAGTCTAATTGAGGTTATCGGGAATGTCTATGAAAATCCTGAATTATTGGAGGATTAAAAACATGAGACTACGAACAAACGCAAAACTACAGAATTTTATGGAACATCAATCCAAAAAAATAGAGCAGACCATTCAGGACATGAATGAATTTCGATTGAATACGATGAGGATGGAAATTAGAGAGCATTCTGGCAGACAAAATGCATGAGGGGAACATGAACCCGAATATTCAGATGCTTTCCTGGCAGGCTCAATATAGAGCCGCTTGGATGGCCTGGTTTCAATTATGTGAGGATGAAATGTGAGTCAAAGACGTACGCGAGAGATGCCATTATATCGAGAATGGCTTGAAAAAATAAGAGAGGTGCTTAAGAAATATGGAACTAATAGATGAATAATCCCGCCATCTACGGGCTGCAAGATGACGGGATCAACACACCAACGTGATATAAAAGTGAATATAATATAAATAAGTTCGTTTAATGAGGTAAACAATGTTTGCAGAGATATTTTCACAAATCCAAACAACTTCTTATAATCCCTTTTGTAACGAGTGTAGGTTCTTGAGCATAACTGAAAAAGAGCAGGACAAATTAAAAGAAAAGCCGGATCATATATGTGAGAAGTACGATGTTAAATTAGTTCATTTACAGTTTCATCCTAAAATATTGAAATGTCATGAATGTTTGGATCATACTACGGATATTCACTTTTAATTTACTTTCTTTTTTTTAAAAACGTGATCGGCTAATTTTTGCTATGTGTTTTGTATTGTTTCTTGTTTGTTTAGGGTAGACTATTGGTATTGAAAAGTGTATTCTCTGAATTCCCATACTATTTTTATGTTATGAGTTATATACATCAGCACTGTATAGTACAGTATAACTTTATATATTATAAGACACTTAGTACTTAATATGGTAAGAAACGGAGATGAAACTTCTATACCTCTCAAGAAGTCCACGAGAGAACGACTTGGGACTTTTGGGAATAAGAATGAATCATGGGACAGACTGTTGAACAGGTTAATGGATTGGATAGAAAATGATAAGGAGTTGAAATAAAATGGTATCCCCCTCCCCGTATTGTAAACATGGTAGAATAAAAACCAAAGTATGTTTAAAAGGAAAAAAGAGATGCGATGCACAGAGATGTATTTATTATGAATTGAATGCGAAGGCAAAGAGGGAAAGCGAATCACGATTAAGATTATCGTAAAATGGGAGTGAAAACAATGTATGAAAAGAAACTCAGGGTAACATGCGCAGACGCTCACGGTATTAATACAGATATCATATCAAAAGCAATTTCAATTGAAAACTTCCTGCTTGCATCTGGTGAAATTCCTCAGGGATATACAAGAATGGATCTTCTCTGGCTTGCCGTTGATATGAGAAAAATTGAGATTCTTGCGGATATTGAAGAAGATCTAAGCGTAATTCGAGAATCTCTTAGAACTGTAGAGTTTGGAGATATTGAATATAATGATCCATAAGAGAGATGAATTAAAATGAACAACAAATACAGAAACATAACACTTAACCAACTAGATTTAATGAAACATGCTGTTGGTCTTGACCAAGTAGGCGCAAAACCTAAGCGCGGAACATACACAGCATATAGAAATTACTTTTGCACTTATGGGAAGGATGAAGATTGGGAATCCCTGGTGGGGTTAGGAGTCGCCATATCTCATATCGGAGATCCGTCTGTATATTACCATGTATCAAAAGATGGGTTGCAGATGATGGAAGGCGTGTTAGGGTTTAAGATTGTGGAAGGGAATTAAAAAATAAAAGAGTGATGAACTATGAAAGTAATATATGAACCAAAAGGAAAAGCTAAAGAATACGCTGACCTAGCTGTAAATCTGTATAACGGTTGTTCTCATGGCTGTGAATACTGCTATGCTCCTGCTGTCATGCACAAGACTAAAGAAGATTTTTTTAAGATACCATCACCAAGAAAGAACATTATCGAACTGTTAAAAAAAGACATAACTGAAATGGTTGTGAATTGCGACGAAAGAGAAGTGCTTATGTGTTTCTCTTGTGATCCGTATCAACCAATCGACACTGAATACAAACTAACACGGGAAGCGGTCAGGCTATTTTCAGAGCATGATATCAATTTTGCCATACTCACAAAGGGCGGTAAACGCTCAGAAAGAGATTTTGATATCATGGAATGGAGTTCTGACCTTTGCAGATATGGAGCTACCCTGGTATTCTGCAATGACGATCACTCAAAAAAATATGAACCATTCGCGGCTCCAACTTCGGAAAGGATAGAGAGCTTAAGGAAAGCTCATGAGATGGGTATCAGGACATGGGTGAGCTTAGAACCTGCTTGGAGTTATGCAGATGTATCAGACTTGATTCAGAGGACTTCCGGATATGTGGATGAGTATAAGATAGGAAAGCTGAATTATCATGCTCATGCAAAAGAAATTGATTGGAAAGTGTTTAAGGAAGAGGTCGTTTATTTGTGTGATGGATTGGGAGTTAATTATACTTTGAAAAATGATTTAGCAATTCTTTAATTTACTTTTCTCCCTCTTTTGTCTTCACAACCTGAACTATTCTCTTTTAATTCACTCTTTTTTAGTTGAATCTTGGATGAAAGTTGGATGTTTGTTTACTTTACTTCGGAAGCGTTAACAATTCTCTAACTTAAATACAACAATATAATATTATATTATTGGTATATTAATGTATATTTTATTGTTCAATTTAATAAAACTCATTAGATTAATATTGGTTTGGTATAGCAATGTTTGTATTAAACAATTGTTTATTTTACGATATTAATATTATGTTTAATAATTAAAGTAATATTATTTATTTACTGTAGATATCGTTAATAAATTACGATATTTTTATTAAAGTCGTTGGATTATTAGTTATCGAGTAAATTAATATGTCTTTTTTTACTTGTTATAATTTGCACATATTTGCACCAGAAACTATTTATCCTAATATTGCCATTAATATTAGTAGTAATATTGTTAATAATTGGTGATTTTATGGCAGCAAATCAGGTAACTATCCAACGTACTAACACAGGACAATTAACCATTACAATCCCTATAGCCATTGCTGGCTCGAAGGGGTGGGGAAAAGGCACGAAATTAGAATTTGTAGATGATAGATATGGAGAAACTGTCCTGAAGGAAGTGAAAGAATGACCGTCAGAGTATATAGGAGGGTGTCAACAAATCTTCAGGATTTTGAAGAACAGAACCGAGGAATTGAAAGATACCTACAAAATAACGGGATAAGCTCATATGTAAATTATGAAGAACCTGGGATAACCGGGACCATAGCTGAACGTCCTGTATATCAAAAATTGCTTTCTGAGGTAGTCAGTGGAGATATTGTATTAGTTTATGAATACTCAAGGATGTGGAGGGATCTTGAAGAACAGGCTAAAATTATAAAGCGTTTTATGTCGATTGGGGTAATTTTAATATCTGCGGTAGAGGGTCCGGTAAAAACCATAGACGATGTTTTGAAGTTGAATATACTAGGGTCCGTTAATCAACACGAGGCTGAAAGATTCCGCAGGCGTTCTATGGAGGGTATTAAAGCACTACAGGAGAAAGTCTCGAAGGGTGAAGCTATTTGGAACGGTAGGGGGAAGGATAAGACCCCGAGGAAAACGGATGGATATTTTAGAAGATGGGCTAACAATCGTATAGGGGTCGCACATGAATAACATCCTCGTAAAATGTTTCAACTGCTCAAACCGCTCACCCTGCTGGCACATCAAAGATGATCTTCCCCCCGGCAGAGATCCAAAACAATTCAAACTTAAAAAACTCAGCCTGCTTAAATTCTTTGTAAAACGTGTGTTAGATGGTTCTTATGGTACTATATTCTCATATGAGTATATTTGTATCCGATCCATAATTGACATGCTGAATCCGGATCTAAGTAAGGAATTGAGCCATATATATACAAATCAATGCATAGGTATGATTGAATCTATGGTAAATGCTCAAAATAATGGATGGAGCTGTCCAGGTGATGACCCCGAAGCAGGAGAGGATTTTAAGCTTAATCTAAGCCCCGCTACACCAAAAATAAAAACTGGTTAATGTGTTTGTACCTCTGAAAGATCAACCGTACAAACCGCATTAAAAGCCACGGTTCTTTTTTTCACATGACACCACCCGCATAACCGAGGAGGATAATCTGAATCCTCCTGGTAGCGTGGGCAAGTGCCACAAATCAGACTCATGGGGTATTAACGACTATCATTATTTTATCAGTGTCTGCAATTCCTGTGGCATCCTCGATATAAGTTATTACTCCGGTTGCCACCGTTATATCAATCCCTACCGCATCATCTCCTGTGTTAAAAGATCTTCTCTTTCTGGGTGTCAGACAGTTATATATTTCTGATCCTGTAGTAAGATCAAAAATACTTAGAATCTGTTCTACTGTTACCGTATCATACGGACTTGATAAAGTGATTGTCTTTTCCGATGCGTCCAGAGAATAATACGCTGCTGGGATTACTTTTTCCGCGCCTACAGATGTCCCTATTGAGATTGCCCCAATCAATCCGTTAGTTGCATCGAATTCTCCTGCTACCGTGTCGGTAACTGCCTGTATCGCGGTTATTCCATCCTGAGCTGTCCCTAATGCAATCGCAGTTGCTCCAAGATCAGCGGTTGCCTGGATGGATTCTAATGTTTCAGTTGTCCAGGTTGCACCTTTGATTTCCGTGAATGCCGAATCCATTTCGGTTTTTGTGGGTGCATCGTAGTCAGTTAGTGCGGTATCACATTCCGCATTTATTGCTGCAAGTGTCAGGAGATCGGTGATTGCCTTCACGTCCGTGAGATCATTTACAACAGCGGCGCCGTCTGTACCTTCCCATACTGCGGTTGCTATCAGTGATGGAGGAGGGACAACGTCTATTAGGAGATCGGCGGTCCCTTCTGTGGCGGTGACTGAAATAGAAATAGTATTATATGGATTTACTGCAAGTGTATCGGGGACTGTCAAGAGAAAGTCCCGCATATCAGAATCATAAGCTGATATCGTTGGAGTTGAGAGCGTTGTTTTCTCCCCCCCGTTGACTCGATATTTCACGACGGGATCTGTGAGGGTTGTTACCTCTGCCCCGAGATTGTCATATGCTCTGAATGTGTGTATTTTAGATGTGCCTACAATTTGATCCATTTTAGTGCCCCGTTATTATTTTGCAAGAATGATATTTTAAATTTCATTTAGTCGCTCCTTGTTTTTATAAGATCATTTCTCAAGAATTACAGTTTTTTCAAGTGCGATCTTGATATCACTTACTTTTGCTTCAAGTCCACCTGCTGAATAATCCTCAATAACAGGAATCCAGCCAGCTTTAACATCTCCTGCCCCTGCTCTTGCTTCGGCTTTTGGTAATGCCTGAGTATACGCCTGAGAAACCAGGAGTTCAATGTTTTCAACAGATGGCTCCATTTCGGCAGGGATTTCAATGTATTCGATAAATTCAGGCAGTTGATAAGCTCCTGCTACTGTAGAATCTTTTGGAATTCCTGTTTCATCTGTGAGGGGATTTGTGGAGTCCTCAAACGGGACTCTTAGCCTGCGTTCTCCGTCTATGACAGTGGGTTTTCCTTTCAAAATTAAATTTGGGGTTGCCATTTTAGATCACCATAGTATAATTTTTCAAAAATTGCGTTATTGAACCGTTTATGGATGCCTCTAAACAGTCCGGTATCAAATCAGAATCAGTATCTAGTGCCAAATCTGCAAATGAAATCTGACCGTGATAGATCGAGCCTTCGCCCGGATAGAGATTAAGCTCGTGAATTGTTCCGGTTTCGTCTCTTTTGAATGAAAGTGCCTGCGGTCGATGAGTATGCAGATAAAAATCAATTATTGATGTTGAGGGATCATAGAGAGCTAACCAAGGTTTTGTGAGGTTTTGCAAGCCGTAAGATGTGTTTGTGGAGTCGGTGAATTCATGGGTTGTGCTGCCCATGTTTTCCACGCTGTGTAGATTGTCAGCTATGAACTCGAGGCGGGCGCCGATATACCGAGCGGAAGCCGACGGAGCGTTATACGCACCCCGGCAGCCGGGCCCAGCACGCGGCCCATGATCCCAGCTGCCGCCGAACCGCATGATTGAAGGGTTGTAGCGAGGGTAGTAGAAATAATCACATAGATACGTCGAGCTTGATCCAGCATTAGCAGACGGAATAAATGACAATGCTCCAAGCTCTTCGGATTGTATCCCATTTATGTATCCATCTTCTGAAACCGGCACAGTTCCTGCCCCCGTTTCATATGATCCTTCTGCAAGTGTAGCGGATGGAGTGCCAGTTCCATCTCTTTTCAGGATTGTATAAGAGCCATCACTTAAATTCAGATTCAATCCGGCGATAAACTCCCAGCAGTTTCCGTATATGTTTTCTATCCCTCTCCAGCAAACCGGGGTTTGCCCATTTGTGCCTGAGCCGGTCCCGGTTCCATTTGTGCCAAGACGAGAATCAATTGAATCTGCCCCGGTTGTTTTCCCGGCATATCCTGTGCCAGATGCGAGATCAACGATCCCCATTCCCAACGCCGTCTGTGTGTCAAATGTGCCAGTTTCGCAGAAAATTAATGCCTGAATAGCAGAGTATCCCCATACATCAGTAATCCCCCAACCAGTGCCGTTATTTTTTGCGTATGTTTCAGCATCATCAAGAGTCAGTCTGCCAGAGTTTGGCAAGTTTGGATAGGCTACTGAGCCTGTACATGGCACTTTTCCAGTTGCAGATTTAAGTTTGAATACCCCACTTTCAATTTCTCCAGATGCTTCTTTTGCGCCGATGTATACAAAATCTCTGTCAGTTCCACCCCTCTGAACAAACCACGGGTGTAGTGTGAATCCAGTGTGAGGATAGGGAGAAAACCAGTATCTGTAATATGGTGCGGAGTATTCGTATTTATAATAAAATTTCGGGCGTTCAACCATTAAATTCCCAGACGCACCGGATAAATCAAGCCCATCACCGCGCGCGTTACTTCCATATAATATTTTGTCTCCTGATATAACACATCTCCTCTGACCTGAAAAAATTGGGTTTGTATCGAAATTGTAACTTGTTACTGTGTTTCCGTCAACGTCTATTCTGCGCAGTGTTGGCGATTCGTTGGATGAATCCCGTTCAAATCCGATTATATTTGATTGATCTGTAGACTGATTTAGTGAAATTTGTGAGCCTGTCTCACCGATGTATCGGATTACAGTTTTAAACCGACACTGACTGAACAATCCTGATGCAGGAGGCAAATCAACTCTCAATCCTATTCTCTTTGATGTACCTTTATTTCCACTGTAAGTTATATTCCCTGAACTTCCATCTTTTGTTTCTCCTGAAGAACCCTTTGGAAAAACTGCTCTGCCTGCTCCTGCTCCGTAAACATCATCAAATTTCGTACCATCTGCGGCAGTGAAGTTGGCTGATGTTTGAGCTACCTGAGCGTAGGCTGCATCAAGAGAATGAGTAGATGCTAATTGATATGCTGTGCCGTTGTGTGTGTAAAGTGCTAGAGAGGTTGCTGAAAGATTATCTGGGACTTGTACCTCGACATATGCTGATTTTGCAACGTTTGTATATATATTGCTAATACTATATGTGTTTGCGGATTCGCTGCCAACGTCGCCTATACCAATCCATATACGCGAAATCGCAGTAAATAAAAATCCGGCGTCTAATCGGGAGGGGTTTTGTCCAGACGTTGCCACTGGGGCGTGTATTGGAAGTACAAAACGTGTAAGAGTATTTGCCGATACTGGAAAACGCGAGCCTGTATAGCTCATGATAGGATAAGATGATCCAGTATATGATTCCAATCGAAGATATAACGTGCATGACTGTGAACATACGATATCAAAACTAACAAATGTGGGGGATGATAAATTAATATTCAATGCTTTTGTTATTGAATGAATTCCTGTAGATTTTGCATTGCCTGAAAAAATTAAACGGCCATCTGTAGATGAAATTGTGCCAGTTCCGTCAAACGCACTCCAGCCGGTAATAATACTAGAATCTATAGCCACCGATGGATTATTATCACCATCGTTCCGCGCCGTAAACTCCTGAGTAATCGTATGTGCAGCAGTATCAACAGCCAAATATCCAAGCTCTTTTAATTTCCCGGCTGTCAACGTTTTTGTACTATTTTGTCCTGTGATATCTGTAAGATAAACACCATCCGTAGACGTATAAAGAGTTCCGGGCAAATAATCAGGAGATTCAGACCCTTTTAATCCACCAAAATCAGCAGTTAACCTGTTTGTGTTTGCAACATATTCATTATAAGAAGGAAGTATAGCCGCGTTTTCAGTCGGAAGAACGAGAACTTTCCCGGTAGTTTCAAGAGTAATCACACCATCGGTTGCTTCCAGAAGTTCAAGAGAGCCGGGGATAGGAGTTCTCAAAACAATCTGTAATTTATCATTTGCCAACCCGTCCGAAGGATACGAATGAGTAATACATCCGTTTTCCATCACAAGGGGATACTTAGGATTATCAGCATTATAAAATTCCATATCCCTAGAAAGATTACGGATTCTGAAAATGTTCTCTACTGATAAATTATAATATTCATAGGAGGGCCATATCTTTTTATTTGCGGGATCATAGGAATAATGCCCGCCGGGGATTACATTTTTCATTTATATCCCCTGCCGGAGGTAATTAAAATCAGTTATTAAATAGATCATATGTAATACAATAACACTTTAAAATAAAAATGTTTGTATTGATGTCACTTTTATTTATTATTTAATCTGAAAAGAATATATTGGATTGAAAACTTAAAAAAGAGTGTTTAAAAAAAGAAGGATGTTATTATAATAATTTATCAGTATTAATTTCTGTCTGTCCCTTGACAGCTTTGATTCCTCCAATTTCAACAGGTTCAAAAAAATCCGGTTTGTTAAGCATATCTACTATATTTTGGGGGCAGTTTTTAAAATATATTGATTCATCGGTCAATATCTTCAGTTCGTAGAGTATATCAACTAATTTTATAAGATTTTTTATTGGATCACATGGGATACAGAGGGTGGGGCATTCGTCGAGATCCATGTTTAATCGTTATCGTCAAAATTGAGCATACTTAGGTTTATATATAACTTACCAAGTGAGCTATATTTCTCATCGATCTTTTTAAAATCGTCCTTGAATATATCAAGAATTCGATCCATTATCTCATCTGATTCTGCCTTAAACTCTGCTTTTAAGCTAGCTAGTTCATCTGTGTCCATTATATAATCACCAGGTTACAAATATATCTATATATTTTTTAATATTTAAACTAATTTATTCTGTTTCATTTGGTGTGCTGTTCATTAGTTTACAATCTTGTATATTTTACTAACCTTTAACTACATTTTCAAACTGAATATTCATTATATGTATATTCAGAATGTTGGAAAATCAAGCTATAATCTGTTCCCCATATTCCGACAGTTCCAGATAATTGATTCTCCCGTCGGTGGGATTCCATTTCAATGTGATAACCCCTTCCTCCTGAAGTTGATCAATAACTTTTTTTGTAGTATACCGAGAAAGTGACAGCTCGTTTGAGATCTGTAATCCATATGTCTGTGGGTTATCATGAATAAAAGCAACTATCCTATGATAATCATCATTATTATGAAGGCACTGCTTACACCATGCCGTTTTTCGCCCATTCTTAACCGGGAACTCATCAAGAGGCATCATTGTAAAATGTTCAGGATTCTTACAGAGTTTTTCTGTGTAACCCCTGCCTGTACGGCTCACGCGCTCGCCTCTGAAACACTATATAATTTATAATTCCCTCTCTGAGAATAACAAATCGTTCCATCAGCTTCTAACTGATGCAGGTATCCTCGGATAGTATGAGGCGACTTTCCCAGGTTCAGAGCAATTTCAATTGCATGAGTTGGTTGTTTTCTTGATATGAAATTAAGAACTGCATCAGAGCCAAGAGCAGGCTTGTAAGTTTTGACAAGTCGGAATCCCCCGGCGTGCCCTCGTATAGGACGATCAGATGATGTTATACTGATGTCGAATGATTTACCGCATTTCTCGCATGTTGAGGAAGTGCCTGCATCTTTTATGGAAAGGGTTGTAATACGGTGATGGTAGTAAGGACAGTGTTTTGTAGTCATTCTTCCTCCACGATGAACATCTTCTCAAATTGGGATAGAAGGCATTTCAAAAGAGCCTGTTCCTTTCTTGCTATTTCCTCATCCTGAACGCTCATAGAGAGTTTGAACAGTGGGTTATCAGCATAGAGAGCTTGTTCTCTTATGTCGATTGCTTTTACAAGAAGTGCTTTAAATTTTGGGATATTCTCTTCGGTTGTCATAATAGTCGCTCTTTAGTTTTTATCTAATCAATTTTAAGCCGTTTTTCATTTGCCTAATACAAATACATTAACTTCACGAGAAATGCCCGCAAATCGCCTGAGATTCGATCTCTCGTATAATTGCACGTCTAGTTAGTTCAACGCCGTACACATTTCCATATCCTCGATATTTATCACAAAATTCCCGAGCTTCAATATCAGGATTTAAATCCGGCTTGGAATGGACTAACCATTTGATGTCCTTGAAGAATAACTCGGAATATTGATGTGCAAATTCATCTCTAGCTCTATAGAGACTCCAGCCGGGATGCAGTTTATAAAACTCTTTTCTCTCTTTTCGATAGGATTCTAACGTTTGAAGATGGTTTTTTAGATCAAGAAAGAAGTTTGGATCTGAATAAGTTGGGAGGGCTTCCCAATGGATTAGGTAGTTAGATGGAGCCTGATGATACAAAGATGACAGAGTAATTAAAAGAATACCCCCTTAACCACATCTTCTTTGTAATCCTTTGACATCTTATGCTCAAGAGAATATGCAAGCTGTTCAAATTGAGATTGAAAAGACAATACTTGATTTGCCTGCCTTACCCAATGGATACTATTTAGTAGTTCATTTAAAAGAGACATCTGAGATATTATAGTTTTTAATACAGTTCCTAATTCTCTATATTTTTCAATTGGTATGCAGTTCATAATTATCGCCCTGGTTTTTGGTCACATTTTTGTAAGATCTTGTAAGAGCTTACTTACAAGAATTAAAAAATCTGTAAGCGGTATACATCAACCTTACTAATCTAATACATGAAATTTTATTACAATATTCTCTATTTGTGTTAATATTCTTATATAATTTAAAGAAGTCAAACCATATTTTTTAACCGGCTTTCTTCTTTGTTTTAGAAGCTTTTCTTTTTAGTTTACATAATCACTCATTTTCTCATTTTTCTCCCTTCATTCTTTCTCTTTGTTGTAAGTAAGAGCTTACATGTTCTTACAAGCTTGTAAGAGCCGTCTTACATACATAGCTAGTAAAGCTTTTCGATATATTCTATAAAGTTTCGGTTTTTGTTGTTTTTACCGACTCTAACTTCGTTAGGAAACATCTCAAGAGTTTTATTCATTACTTCTTTAGTTGCCTGTCTTACTCCCTTTGTGGTTGCCCTGTGTTCCTCTGGCACTTCATGCAGGAGAAACTTCTGGACTTCAGGACCAAGCATGAACTTTTTACCATTTCGGTATGCTTCAGAAGGGAGATGGTCGCGTAGGAGTCTAGCCCGGACTTCGGTTTCATTCCCTGCCACTAAAACAGTTTCTTTTAAAATAGGGATAGAAGAATCATCAATACGCTCGGATAAAAGAGCCAACTGCTCAGGGATTGTTTTAATTACTTCTTTATCTTCGCCCTGTGAGTCTTCCCCGATGCAATAAAACTCATCTGCGCCGAGGTGGTTCTCGATATTAGAAACACGTTTGAGTAAAAAACAGTCGGGATCTGTTAACACCCGCATTACTAACCCCTTGAATACGCCGTATACTTCGGGATCTTGCAGGAGGTTTAAGAATTCCTGAATTTTAGGATTGGCGAGCATGGACGTTTGCCTCATCTTGCCCACCTTAAAATAGAATGCGTGTTCACTATTGTCGCTCTCCTAGTTTTTTGTATCTATTGTTTATCAGACTTCTTTTATTTATTACTATGTTTTATATTGCTTCGAGTAGTTCACATCGTCCATTTGGTATTTTTATAAACACTTCTACAGAATCACCTATATTGATTCCGTATTTATCACAAATATCCTTAATGGACACCCTGTACATCGTTTGTATGTTTCTCTCTCCGCAGTTAATACATTTAATTTCTACCATAGTACATTAAATGTACTTAGTTGTATATATAACTTCCTAACGACCTAAAAAATTAAATAATAAGGAAATTATCATTTATTCCACCGGGATTTAATCAAATTAATAGGATCACTGTCTAAAGTACATGGTTTCGCCACGCTGCAATATTTAATAGCTTCTGCCTCTACATTCGAAACCTTTCTTTCGTGCGCAACTCCAATTCTGGTTTCCATTCGTTCTTTATACTGCTGTTCGATTCTCATATCATCTTCTGTGAATTTCCACACAAAAGATTCAACGTCCCATAACGGAGAACGTGTAACATTGCTGAGACTGGTTTCAGCTTCTTCCGATTGCATAATATAAAAATCAGTTTCAACCGGGAAAATGTCAGAGCTTATCAATCCACCCGCGGCCATTTCTTCCTGCAACGGTTTATTTATTATAGTGTACTTCCTCAAACACGGTGCTTTTCCTGAAATAATAAATTCTTTTCTTGATATATCCGCATGGAGTAAGCAGGCTTCACCGGCAGGGGAGTGTATGTCGCTGCAATTGTGACAAATGAATAACATTAAATCACCTCACAAAAAAATAATAAATTGTTATCTGTTTAAAATTTTCGTTATACATTCAAATAAAACTCCCTTGCCACAAAATCGGGGGTTTTTATAAGTTCCTGATCTATGATACAATATCCAAATGGGTGTCTTCTATTTTTATTTTTAGCTCTATTGTTCTGAACTTTATCATATTCCAATGTTTCATTATCAACATCGTGTAATAAAAAACCTATTTCTCTCCCTTCTCCAAAATATTTAAACAATGCTTTTGTTACATTAATCTCGTTAAACTCGTCCTCTTTTATTGGAAGCACGCACGTCACAGACGACACAAGTATTTTATCCCGAATTTGAGCAGGATATCCATTCTCAAGAGTATTCAGTATTTCTTCCATTAAATGCCCTGCTGATCTCATATAATACTTATATTTAAAAATTTCAAACGCGGTTAACTTTTTATTTTGGATTGCATCCACTTTTATTCCACTTTCCCCATGTTCAAATCTTGCTGCTTTTGCCGCACACGATGCCTTTTTTAATCGGATCGCAAATTCCATTACATATTCAGATTTGAATGGTCCAATTTCCTGATATGTATTTTTTAGGTAAAATCCGGGTGGTAAAGAAACTTTCCCTTCATCATTTACAAATAAATATATAAAATCTGCACAAGTTGTACCTACACCATCACCACATTTAGTAATACCAATGAAGTCCCTAATATCAGGCAGCCCATCAAATGTTAAAACCGGATGTCCAGTTGCTTCGCATAGAGCGATTGCCTTATTAAGCTCACCTTCTGTAAATTTTTGCCCCTTAATCTCCACCCATCTATTACACTCAGTTAACCAAAAATCAGGAAGATACCACCCTGCTTCTCCTAAATCATAACCTTCTTTTTCATACTCATATTTTATTCCCAATGCATCAAAGAAGACCGCCCACCGTGCTTCTAATCTGCTTCTAAAACGATACCCGTTATAGTGTGTTTCAATAGGTTTTAATAGTCGCTCTTTTGTTTTTCCCATCACGGATCACTCCTGCGTTTCCTCTTTCCTCTTCTTAACATAAATTTCAAACTCACACCCTGCAAATTCAGTACCCACCGTTTTAATCTGCCCCCACGCGTCTATAGTTCCAGTAAATCCCGCCTGAAACTTTGATTCTTTTATTTTGATGTCGCCAACAATTTTAATAGGTTCTAGTTTTCTCGGTCTTGCCACGTTATCACCAAAAAAAGAATTAGATTGATGTTGCCATTATTGACAACAAACTTCCAAGAATTGCGTCTTTCGACCCATTGTAAGAAGTTTCGGCCCACACCTGAACGCTTCCTCCGACAGGGCAAATAAGTATCTCAAATTTATTACACGACATTGCCTCGATTCTTGCTTTGATCTTTTTTGCATGGTTTTCTGTCATTGTTCCGAGATCAATTCTTGTGAATGTTTTTGGTTTCTCATCATTTCTAATCTGTGCTTTGTTCTGTGTTATCATGGTCATTTATCTCAGTCCTCATTTACCTTGCTGTATATTATAGTATAACGGTGAAACTATATATAGTTTAGCATTTAATATTTGACATAAAAACTTCCTAACTCCATAAAAAATAATATAAAAAAGTAAAAATTAAAAAGTAACTCCCGCATCAACAAATCTCGTTATCTTCAGTTTTGCACTCCAATATTGGATACTCACAAGACTTCCCTATAAAGCATCCCCCACATGCTAATAATTTTTGATTTAAACAGTTACTACAACGTGCTCTTTTTTTACGTTCCGAGAGGGATGCATTTATTATGTCTATTCCTGGAATAAGACTTCCCGGCGGTGGTACTTTAATCATGTTTCCGCCTCCCGATCCTCATCTACACAGCATGGCTCACAATCACAAGTATTTTCAAATATGTGACATCCCTTACAGGTTCCCCCTGAGATACCCAACTCGGAACAGTTTAAACACTTTGCTCGTATTGTCATGCTTCCGCCTCTTCAAGTCTGGCTCGGGAAGCATTCAAAGCCTGCAATTCAGCTTCATGATAAGCTATCTTCTCAGAAATAACTTTTAAATCATTATAAACAACCCGATCCAACTTTAAAACTATTGGATAATTTTTAATTAACCATTGGCGGATCATATCTTTATACATCTTAATAGCTCGCGCCCTGTTCCCTGCGAAGATCACATGACATCCTCGCATCTCAAGCCCTGCAATTGTTGCTTCTCGTGTTGCAACGGATACCCCTATATGATTTGTATTTCTCTTAGCGTGCCCGTTGTCGTCCCTTCCATTGTATGCAGGCACATACTTTATGTAATCCTCGTAAGAGCATTCTGCAATGAGATACATCTCGTGGAAGCGGGAATCGTCCTTGAATCTCTTTATTTCTTTGTAGAAAGTCTCTCTTGAGTGGGCACTTGAAAGAGTTGCATATATGTCATTTGGGATACCTTGCCCTTTCTTATCCTCTTTCCCGCCTTTTCGTTCTACTATAAAGGGAATCCATCCGGCATAACCAACACCTTGATAGTAAGCTTGATAATCAGCCGTCTGCTCGATTTTAATCTCTGCTTTTGTGAGCATTTTCCTAACTTGATGCCCTAAATCTTCTTCTTTCCAGGGATAATGTTCTTCGGGGGATTGAAAAATAATCACTTCTACGAGATCAGCCCATACTTTCAGTTGATTATTTAATTGAGATTTGAGTGTTTCGATGTCCGCTTCCAATTGTTTTTTAACAACAGCGATATCTTTTTTTGGAGCTTTTAAAGACAAACATTTAGTTATTTTAGTCTCTTGTGTTTTTATTTGTGCGTGTAGTTCTCTGATTCTTGCCTCATAATCTTGAATAGTCTTAACTTTCCCCACGTTCCCACCCCCCATCACATACACAAGTCGAATACTCATCCAATTCTTGATCCTTTTTCTGACACTCTGGTAACTTCTTACAGTTCCCGCAGGTATCTTCAGGAGGATTCATTTGAAAGCCTCCGCACAGCCCTCACAAAGTCTCTGTCGGTGTCCAATACCCTCTTTGTAATGCCACTCATAAACAGCGCATCGTTTCCATTCTCCGCATTTTTCACACTGGGTAAAATATGCCATGCCTGCCTGTTTGAGTCCTATAAAATGCAGGATAGTCGTTTCGGGTGATGGAATCATACCCCCACCGCCAGGATCTTCTTAATCTCATCCATGTCAGAGCCAACTCTACAATGGGCATTGATATCATGCAGGAGAATTACCCCAGGCTTCAAACCCGCTTGAAATGCAACATATTCCAACAGGTAAGCGTATCCCCTCAGATCATTTTTCATGGCAATAGCCATCTCATTAGACCTGCCGAGAATCGTTAAATTAACATAGTCATTATCTTCGTCTTCTTCGGTGTCCCATACCAAAGTGACCATACATGGAACTTCATTCTTCCCGTAATGTTTTGTCTTAAAAAGAGGATTTACAATTCTACGGCTTTTAGGTGACTCCTTCAGTTTTCTAATAGTCTCATCTAATCCACCATCTTCATGGAGTTCCTGACCGTATGTATATTCAGGGTCCTGTACATCCAGACCGGCATTTTCCCCAAAACAAACAGGGTTTCCAGTTATCAGGTTTTTACCAAAAGCGAAACCACATATAAAACTAAGCAATTCTTCTGAATCTTCGCAACAGTAACATGGAATTACTATAATAACATGTTTATAATATTGAACCGTTTCTCCACGTTCATCTTTTCCGCGTTTTCCTTTATTCATGATTAATTTGACTGTTCTATACGTGGCTTCTCTTATTGATTTACAGACTAATGTTTGGGGGATTATAGGAGGTGTCATAATTTCCCCTCCAACTGCCTGAACATCCCACAACACGAACAATCCGGCTGATGAGTACAATTATAACTATCACTTTTATATATTGTGCATTTTTTATTTCCTTTCGGGGAAAAGGGGCACTGGCTCATAATAACCCCTCCGGAATTCTTGAAACGATTTCCTCATGTATCTCTTCAACGGTCTTCCCGTCTACGAATATCCCCTCATATTCCCTTGAAATACCTTCAATTATAAACAGCTTACTTACTTTCTCTTGATACTCTTTTTTCCCGTATATGTCAGAATCCTGTCCGTATGGGGCCCCACAAAACACAAGTGTGAAATCTGGTTCAGGAAGCAATGCAGCGTTTTCTCTTACCCATTCTTCATCGAGTCCATCAGCCAACCCATAAACAATCGCAGATAATTTAAAACGATCAAAAATATAATTTTCATTTGGGTTCAATCGTCTGATAGTTTCCGTCTTGTTGCTGTCCTGCAATGCTTGAAACGAAACCGGTTCAAACGGCAATTCTTTATTCAATATCTGCCTTATTATCTTTCCCGAGTATAATTCCTCGTTCGGAAATTTAACATAAGTCCATCCAAACCTTTCAGCTAAAAGTTTAGCGTGTGTTGTCTTCCCTACACGATCCTTTCCGCAGAGTGCTATTATTTTCATTTTGTTTGTCGCTCCTTTAGTTTTTCTTAAAAATTAGTATTCTTCAGGATGTTCTTTTATATTGATAATCGACTGCCATCATTTACACCTTCACGAATAATTCACAGTGGCACATATCTTCCAGCTCCGCAGTCTTGGCCTGCTGCACCCATCCAGGACACGGGCAGAATGTATGATATTTTCCATCACTCGGAACGGTGCAAGGACATGGAGTATTCCCTTTCTCAGTCTCGATTACGCCCATATACAGAAGAGTACCAAGCAGCTCGGGGTCTTCAATATTGAGTTTGCATCCTAACTTCCCCGCTACAAATAATAGATGCTTGAGTGGGATCTCCTGCGGGTTCCATGTGAAAACTGTTACATCGTCATTTGTTGAGATGTCTTGAATGACTCTATAAAATGATTCACTCGTTTCAGTATTATTTATTTTAATAAATACATGAGGGAATGATTTCTTAACCTTTTGAACTTTCATGGCTTCATCATTTGACAGATACCGGACGGTATTATTTTTGATTCCGCTTTTTTCTTTTCCATAAAATTCAGGGCGACTTTTAAATGAGAGTGTGTTATCGTTGACTTCCATCACAACCCCTGCCAGAGTGTCAAAATGAAAACGATTAACGATACGACAATCACAAAGTATTTTAGCAAATTCACTCACACGCCCCCAATGACCTTATATTCAGGCATATCACATGGGGCAATTACCCGGATACCATCTTTATTTTTTATGAACAGTGGTGCGCCCTCATAGGACGGTAATAACATTTCCCCCACTACTAACAAATCTTTTCTAAAAAATCCATACATCCCGTATCCATTTTTAATAAAACAGTGGTTATCGCATACGGAATGTACCGCGCTTACAATGTCTCGCTTTGAACGGGATGAATCAATACTGTCATGCGTTGAGAGCATTTCCCAAAATGGCTTTAGGTGGTCTGGCAATTCTGATTCATTTTTGACGGTTATGCAGGACATTTAAACCGCCTCTTCCATACACATTCTAAGAGGTTCAGCGATTAATGCGGAAATATATAGCCCTTCAAAAAAGAGGTTTACATTCTTCGGATAGTGATAATTCTTGATCGCGTTCACGGCTTTCCGGTTAGCCTGTTTGAGATCACGAACTAACATTATAATCCCTCCTGAATGGAGATTTTAACCTGTTCTAAAATCTCTTTTATGTGTGGGTAATAATATGAACATTTTTCAGTTTGAAAATCTGCAATCTCATCTAAGAGTGATTCGCTCTCTTGTTTTGTAATTGAAGTTATTTCGATGTCGCTCATGTTTTTATCTCCGTTTCTTATATTCCCTTCATTTCTCCGGTTTCGTCATCCAGTTCAACAATTACCATTCCAGGCAATAATTTCTTTTTTATATATTCAATGTGGTTAAATTTTGAGACTAACAATTCCATGTAATCCCTGTCTAAGTAGGTTGCGTTTTTTTGGAATATACATATTTCAGTCATTGTTCTTTCCTCTTCTTTTTCATAGTTTCATAATTATCAAGAACCCTTGTTAATACATCATTAAAAGAGATTAATTTTCCATTTGTTTAATTTCATTCCGAAGTTTTTTGATTTCCTTATATTGTTTTTTAATTTCATTTTTGAGTGATGTTATTTCATTCTCCCGCTCATCAAATTCACTAAATACACGCCGTATAGCGGTATTGGGGGACTCATTTGACCTCATGTTTCCAAGAATCGCAATTCGGTTATATATTTCAGGGGTCACTCTGATTCCTTTATATTTTCCAGCACCGACTAATGTTGTATCCCGCTTGCACCAAATCGGATTATCCAACTCACTTATTATAACATCTTGACATGCTAACCACTCGAATGCAACTTTATTTACATTTCTCATTCCATGTTTGGTTTTATGGTTGTGGTATACACTTCTGTGAATATCACGTGGGATGTATATTCCGATTCTGTCATCGGGTTCGATATGTAAATGATGAAACTCATATCCTCTTACCCATGAGTTCAACGGTAGCTCATTTCTATATGGTGTATCCATTGTTCTCCTAAAAAACTTAATATTATTACTTTTGCTTTTTTAAATCTCTCTTCTTTACCGCGCCAGTTGACACTAAAATAAAATCATGCCATCCCAATCCAGACGCATTTTTTAACGGCTCTAGTTTTGCCTGTTCTTCATCATTAAAAAACACATTTATGTTTAACATATTTCAATCCTCATGTACTCTACTATACGCCGATGTTATATTTATAGTTAACTAACTTAGCTACTAAGTTATAAACTAAGTTAGTTAACTATAAATACTTTGAATACCTAGTATTAGTATAGAAAAAACGGGATGTTCTTTCCTAAAAAAACAATCAAAAAGGTGAATATGATGAGCGACAAAGAATTTAGGATACTGAAATCAAATGCCTGTACAAAAGTCGGCAGGCCACAAACTAAAATAGAATTGCCAACCCCTGTAAGTTTCTCTCAGTGGTTTCTCTCAGGTGTCCGTAAGTATCAAAAGAAAGGTGCAGTTTTTGACCTTTCAAATAATGGAATTGTAAAAATAATCTGGCCGGGGAAACCTGCTATACTCAGAACAGTTGCAGACTTTGAAAGAGAATACGCTGAATACTGTTCTAAATTTACTCCAATTTGTACTATACCGTTTGAAGAAAACGCGGGGGTGATGGCGTGAATCGCCTAGAATACCTCTCAATTTTATTTCCTCACATGGTATCAAGCGTGAGAGCAGCACGGTATCACATGAGAGTCAAAAACAAGAGGGGAGTGTTTTAAATGCTCTCCTCATACCGTAAAAATAAACTGTTTATATTCACTCAGTGGGGAACATTCTTTTCCTATCAAAAGAGGAACGGTAGGGCGAAGGTGAGAGTGTGACGAAATTAGAAATACCACTCACCCCTGAACAGGAAGAAACCCTCCTGCTCGGTATGATTCAAGCGGAAACCCTCTTCATGGATATCTCATTCCCTGAATACCCATCTCCCATCACCGCGTTAGATTTGATGTTCAGGGATGCAATGAAGATGGAATCAGATATCAGAAAAGCGGTTCCGGGGGATATACCCCGGATAAGAGAGTTTTTCGATACATTGAAACTAATCGAGGAGGGTTCTGCAAAATGAAAAGAACATTTGAATTGCTACTCTCCCTTATACAAAAAAGAAGATTATTCATTGAGGGTCAAACAGGAAGGCCACTCTTAAAAAAAGATGTGAAAAGTTCACCTGTTAAAAAGATTAAACTTGCTAAAAAGAAGGATATTCCGGGCATCGTTGACCATCCAGCGTGGCGCGCAATGTTACTAAGTGGAGATGCATTTTTCGCGGAGCGTGCTGTTTAATGTCTCGTTGTTGTCAAGATGCCCCTAAAAAAATGTTAAAACTCCTTGACAGCAAAGACAGGATACTCGACCGGTTACAAATTGAAAAAAACGTTAAACGTCGAGAGAAACTTGAAAATAAATTAAAATGGATTAATAGATCAATACTTAAATATAACAGGAGAAATTAAAAATGAAAATCAAATACACAACCGAACACGATATAATAGCAGATCTTGAAACACAACTTCTATCACTCGATGAACAAGCGGAAACCATTGAATCTCAGAAGAGGCATATTGAGAACGATCTCAGAATGCAGATAGAAATCAAAGCCGAAGATAAAGCTTCTGGACTCTCAAACGAGAAAAAGAGACAGATAGCATATGAAGAACTTGCTGATTGTAACGAGGAATTACAGGAATTTATCTCTGAACTCAGAGATATAAGGCACGAACAGCGGTTTATTAAGATCGAGCTTGGAAATGAGGGAAGAGCATACGCGCTTAAGGTAGCTGGAGCATCTAATTAACTATTAAACCCGTTTATCATTTTTTAAAAACCAAAATGGAGCGATACCAAAATGTCAAATATGGATTTATTAAACGATTCTAAAATGAAAATTCTCCTCGGCCTCAGAGGATTTGCTATTGTAAAAATCAATGAAAAATCAGCACAGTGGAGAATAAACAGTGAGGACATTCTTGATATTGATGTTTCCTTCCCTCCTACACTATGGGAAGCAAAACATAAAGGGAAAGTCGTTGACTGGTCTTCTGGAATTGGGATTCCTGCGAATATCAAGGGTATGATTGAAACACTTGTTGAGGACTATAAGACGGCTTTAAAAAACATAGGGATCGAAGGAGAACCGCAGGAAAGCCCTGCTGAAGTAGTCCCTATGGAATTCCCAAAAGAGGAAGTAATTGACGCGCAGACTGGCGCAGAAGAAGCCGATAAAATGGCTCAGCTCGAAGCTATAATGAACGGTGAAATTGAAGCACCCACCGGCATAAATAAAAACAATGTACCTGAAACTGTAAATGCTACAATCGAACCACCAAAGAAGAATGAATGGACACAAGGTGGATATAAAGCAAAAGTTCAGAAAATCGGTTTCGCAGAAGTTACACCAGTTAGACCCGGGACTCAGATAAGACCAAGTAGGACACTCCGAGGACTTACGCCCAGGCTTGCAGAATGCGGCAAGATCAAGATAGGAAGGAAGGGAGAAACTAAAACCTCATCGAAGGGGAACCAGTTCAGATCCCCAGAAAAGCTGGATCATTTCGTAATTACAACAATGGACAAAGAAAATGATGATTTCGTGCAAGACGAAGCATTAATGACAAAACTAGGGAGATGGGATACATTTGGAGGTTACCATTGCAGAGAGATCCCTGTAAGGCTTCCTTATGATGATCCTTCGCTTAACTTCCCGACATCATACGCTTACTATGATAGTGCGGCGTGTAAGTGCAGAGGGGACGGATTCATTGCATTAACCGCCGAAGGGGAAACTGTAGAATGTAATCCAGAAACCTGCCCAAATGTAAAAGATAAGAGATGTAAGCCCAATGGAGTCTTATCTCTCATACTGGATGATGCCCCTAGAGTCGGGGGAGTCTATAAATTCAGGACAACCGGCTGGAATTCCATAAACAATATATTTTCATCTATGGAGTTCATTAGAGGTCTTACAAACGGACTTCTTGCGGGGCTGCCCCTGATGCTTACACTTACCCCTAAACATACGGTAATCCCTGGCACAAAGACCAGTACCACCATTTACATGGTCAACCTTGAGTACCGGGGATCTTTACAGGAAATGGTCGCAGCGATCCAACAGACCATGAGTACACGTGCACTTATGCAGTATTCAGTAAGGGATTTTGAGAAACTCGCTGAAGAAGCACTGGCATTGCCAGAAGCACCAGAGGAATGTAAAGAGGTTGCAGAAGAGTTTTATCCTGAGTCAGTGAAAATTTAATTCCTTCATCTTTTTTTTAATTAAATAATTACTTTTTTTATACTTTTTTCTTTTTTTGATCAAAGCTTACTGATATTTTTATAATTATACGCTTTAAATAGTGATATACTGATTATATATGATTAAAACACAACACATATAAATATTATCACTACTAAAAAGAGGATTGTTGATGAGGTACAACTCAACAACGAGTAGGGTTTTTGCCACACACAAAAGCGGAGTCGCTCCCGCGTGTGGTTGTTCCCTGCTTTTCGTTTTTAAGGAAGAAATACTTAGAGGGTTTATTCGCTCTTGTTTGTTTTTGTCTGAAGGGGTAGATCTCTGACACGATCCCGTTTTGTAATGGTCAACGTTTTTTAATTCCTGCAAACTCAAGCCCGTTTTTATGTCTCAGCGAAACATGCTGGCCACTTGAGCACTTACTAAAATAACATACTAATATATATAGATTTTTAAAAGTGTGCTATATAAAAATATTTTAATAAGTTATTTCTCCCAAAATCGCCACCATTTTCTTTTTTCACCCTCAATTTGTTTTACTTCTGAACTCCTGAAATACTGCGCAAATACGTTAAGTGTCTCGGCCTCCCGTGTCAAATCGTTGATGCGCTTATCCTTTTCTTCTAGGAGAGCTTGCATACCTTCCAGGCGTGCCGCAACTTCCGAAGAGTGAGGTAATTTTTTTATCTCATTTTGTAATTCTTCAATTTTAGCGTAATTCTCGCGTAATTCGGCCTGTACTTTTTGTATTTCATTTTCGTATTCCTGTATTACGTTTTCTTCAGGAGGGCTTTCTTGATGCGTATTACCTAGTATTATTTCTAGTCCCTGCGTAATACAATCCGTCTTGTCTTTAAATTTGTTAGAGTTTACAGCTTCTAATAGTTTATCATGCAATGGCTTTGGAATTTTTGCGTTTACCGGGATGCGTATTTCTATGGACATATTTGAAAATACAGGGGATTGATTATTAATATTTCGGAAAATACATTATAAATATATTAATAAAAAATTTACTAAGTAGAAATGTATATATACAATAAGCATTAATTAATACTTAATAAGTAATAGGTAATTGACATGCAAGAAGACACAGAAAATGAAACGAAAACAATTAACCTAGACATTAAGCTAAAAAGAAAGATAGAGGAATACAATTTTAAGAACCGAAAAAATAAAATAAATGTTTCTAAGGTTTGCAGGGATGCGCTTTGGGAAGAATTGAGGAAACGTGGAGTAGAAGAATGACAATTAAACATGTTAAACAGGAATTACAAGAAAACTTCATTGAAATGACTAAAGAATCTACTCATTTATTTGAAGTAGATTTAGATAAAGACGCACTGTGGGATTTGTATCTCAGTAGTTTTCCAGCCGGTACAAACGAGATATTCAGAGAAAGGCGCGAGCATGACTGTAGTGCTTGCAGGCAGTTCATAAAGAGAATAGGTAACGCAGTTATCATAAAAGACAATACCATTCGAACAGTTTTTGACTTTGAAACTGAAAGTTTTGAGTATAAACCTGTAATGAAGGCACTATCAGATTTTGTCAGATCGAAAGTGGTTTATAATATTTGGGTGAGTAAATTTTCAAAAATCGGAATTGATAAGAATTACGAGCAGACAGAAGGGAAAATAATTGAATGGGAACACTTCTTCCTGGAATTGCCAAGTAAATACGTGAATAAATCGGGTAAATCTGAAGGAGATGTAAAAGGAGATTTTAGGGCAACAAAAGAAGTATTCAAAAGATCACTGGAAGAAATTACAGAAGATAGTCTTCTAACCATCATTGAATTAATAGCGTCCAACACTCTTTATAAAGGGGAAGAATGGAAAGGAGTGCTTTCTGAATTCCTCAAATATAAAAAAGCATATGCTAAGTTAGATTCCGAAACAGAAAAAAATAATTTTACATGGGAGCAGTCCGTAAAAGCCGGGGCAGTGATCGGAAGAATCAGGAATCATAGTATTGGCGTTCTTCTCGTTGATATCAGCGGGGGCATGGATTTAGACGAGGCTGTCAGGAGATATGAAAATATTGTAGCCCCTACCAATTATAAGAGACCGAAAGCGATATTCACTAAGAAGATGCTAGAGGACGCAAAAAAGACGATTGAAGATATGGGATACATCAATTCATTGCCCCGGAGATTTGCAACACTCCACGACATCACAGTTAATAATATTCTCTTCTCAAATAAGGATTCAGCAAAGAAAATCAAGGGAAATGTGTTTGAAGAGATGTCAAAAGATGTTGCTGTGAACTCAAAGAAGTTTTCAAAAATCGAAGAAATGTCGATTGATAACTTTGTTCAAAATGTTCTTCCAACTGCAAAAGAACTTGAGGTATTATTTGAGAATAGTCATTCTAAAAGTATGGTGTCTTTGATCGCGCCTGTAAATAAAGATAGTCCTTCAATGTTCAAATGGGATAACGCTTTCAGTTGGGCGTATTCTGGAAATATAACAGATTCCTCCATGAAAGAAAATGTCAAATCTGCGGGAGGCAACGTTGAAGGAGTTCTGAGGTTTTCTATTCAGTGGAATGATGGAGAGTATAATCCAAACGACTTTGATGCTCACTGTATTGAACCAAGGGGAAACGAAATTTTCTATGCAAATAAACGTAATCCCAGAACTACTGGGCAATTAGATGTTGATATTATCAGCCCACAAACAAATAAACCAGCGGTTGAGAATATAACCTGGACTGATAAATTTAAAATGCAGGAAGGTATTTACAAATTCTTTGTTCGCAATTATAATAATAGAGGAGGGAGAGAAGGATTTAAAGCAGAAATAGAGTTTGATGGACAAATATATTCATTTGAATATAATAAAGAACTAAGACAGAGTGAAAATGTACAGGTTGCCGAAGTTACTTTCAATCACAATACAGGCTTTACAATTGTGGAAAACCTACCCTCAAATGTCTCTACAAAAGAAGTATGGAACCTTAAAACGAATCAGTTTGTTCCAGTGTCGGTAGTCATGTATTCTCCTAATTATTGGGATGAACAAACCGGGATTGGGCACAGGCATTATCTATTCATGTTGAAAGACTGCATTAACCCCGAGCAGCCGAATGGGTTCTATAACGAGTTCCTGAAAAGAGAACTTGAACAGAATAAAAGAGTATTTGAGGCACTTGGTGGTAAAATGCGAGTGCAGGACACAGATGATCAACTATCAGGTATAGGATTCTCATCTACAAAAAGAAACGAAGTTATTGTAAAGGTAAAAGCACAGACTGAAAGAGTAATTAAAGTAAAAATTTAAGGAGATATAATCATGAGCACTGAAAATATGTTTGAATTTGCAGCTAGGAATAAACTCAGGTTCCCATTTAGGGGGATAGTAGCGACTGAAGACCTCTTTGATTTGTCGCTTACTTCTCTTGATTCCATATTCAAAACGTTAAATTGTGAGTCAAAGAAGGTAAAGGAAGAAAGTCTGCTTACAGTGCAGTCAAAGGAAGATGAAACTCTAACTGTGATGATTGAAATTGTGAAATACATTGTATCTACCAAACTTGCCGAGGAAAACGCAAGATTGCAGGCAAAAGAGAAGAGGGAAAAGAAACAGAAGATCATGGAAATTATGGCATCTAAGCAGGATGTTGAACTGGCAGCAAAATCAATTGATGAGCTTAAAATGATGCTTGATGAATTGGAGTGAACAGGGAATAATCTTCCCTCTTTTTTAATATTTCATATCATTACAAAATAAAAACAGTTAAATACTAAGAATTTTTTCAGTACCCCCACATTCTCAAACGGCGGCTTCATTAGGATAGTCATTTCATGGGGTTTGGAAATAAATAAAGAGAAGAAACTAAGATACGCTCACTCAAAAGCCATACTTAACACTTCAATAGCCGCCCGAAACTCTCTGATCTCCCGTGTATGGCACTCAGTAAGATGATAATGCAAATGATCTTTAAGCACTTGAACAGGGTCCCTATACACAGGCTTGGGTCTGAGCCTCAGGTTAAGTTCTATTAATTTCAATATATCCCACTCCATTTTTAAAATTCTAAAATATCTTCTACGATTTCTTTATAATCTTCTAATTCCTCTTTTGTCAGTTCTTCCTTCGCTCTATACTCATTTAATTTTTTATGCCCTGTCAGCACCTGAGAAACAATCATCCGTCGCCAAAATGGTTTAATATATTTTTTCAAAAGTCCGATAATGCCAACAGCTATCGCACCTAACCACCATTCAATATTTTTAATATCAAATTCAGCGACGGACAACTTATCTCACTTCCTTATTGTCAGAGACATCCTTTTTACTTCTTCAGGATTTACATATTTAGATTTTTGAGTAGATTCAATCCATATCCGGATTTTCTCACCATTCCCCCCAATTACTATACCAAGTTCACCCTTTGACGTTTTTACTTTGACTCCACGCTCCATTTCATCAGTCCTTAGCGGCATCAATAATCATTACACCAAGCTCCTGGGCTTCAGCCGCAGTGAATCCATCTTTAGAAAGCTCCTGAGCACGTACAAATATTTTTCCGATTTCAGTTAATGAGATGTTCCCGATGGCTCCGTTAATCTCTTCGATGAGCCCTGAATAATCTGCCTGGAGTTTCATTGCAGTTTCTCCAAGATCATCAGGGAGAAGCTTAAAACCCTGCATACGAGCATATCCATACAATCCAGCTACAACGGTTACAGATCCGCCAAGTGCTCCGGTTATAAAAGATGCAATATCCATTTAAATCGCTCCTGTTTTTATTTTTTCCAATTTTTACAGCTTGAATTTTTACCTTTTTCCAATCCATCGCGAGAACATATACAGAGACAGTCGGAGAAATCTTCGGTTTCCTCATGGTCTGCACAATTTGAACATGTCTGGGATGATTTCAGCTTGTCTTTGCGTTGTTTTTCTATTGCTCCGAGTGTTGAATAACAGTCCATGCACATTGTAATCCTCACTGTTTTAAATATATTCCAATCTCCCGATCTCCAACATGCGCCTTCAAATCCTCAATTTGTATTTTTGCATCAATTTCATTTTTACACGCGATCCATATCGCACACTGCACGTCCTCGATAACCGGCTTCGCGGGAACATCAACGAGGGAATAAGTGTATGATGGGAGCTTAAACCGAGATCTAACAGTCGATTTGGACGTTATCAAATACCACCTGAGAATAACACTTTTTCCAGTCCCCGCAAGAAAACCAACACTTTCATTCTTTTCTTGATATGTTGTTTTAGTTTCAATCCATTTTGCCAATATAGTTTCTGCTCCTCCTGTTTCCTGTGCGGTAACGGTTAATGTTCCGGTAGTTCCTGCACTTACTACATACAGCGAAGCAGACAGTTTTTCTATTTTAATTTGTTTTCCGCTTACTCCGCCTATTACAACCGCTTTTTGTAGGCATTTATCACCTTCACATGATGTATATAGCGTTGAATATACCCGATTTGGATCTATTACATGTTCCATTTTTCACACCTTCTTATAAATTGAATACTCTTCCGTCAATGATTTTGAAATATCAAGAACGTCCTGAGAACTGCATGTTACAATTATTTTCACAGGTTCCTCCGGAGGTTCAGGCTCTCCAACTGCCCCTCCTGAGCTTTCATCTTCTTCTATAATACAATATCGAGAAGCTTCATTCGTACCGTTATATCTCCCTGCTTCACCTCCGGAATAAATACAAGGGGAATTAACAGAGTCCAGAACATAACCTGATTCTGTATAGTGTCCACCCATAGCAGAAAGATGATATCCATTCACGAAAAGCGGATCTTTCAGAACAGGGGCAGAGCCTGTTAACCCGTTAGAGACATTTCCATAAAAACAATTATCTGAAATATCAAGGATATATCTGCCCTGATTTGCAATTGCAAGTCCCTGAGTTCCGACGAGATTCTTTTTTGTATTTGTTATGATGTTGTTTTTTACAGTAGCTGAATAACCTGAACTTGAAGAGGTCGTCTGGTATCTCCCAAAAAGAATTCCATAACCGAGGCAACCGTTTATTGTATTATCCTTAATAGTGACATTATCCCATCCATCAACAACCATGCCGCCAACTCCTGGAATACCATTTCCAGCAGGCATCAAACCACAATTAATAATTAGGTTATTACGTACTAACAGATTTTTAGCTGCATTAATGGCCGTTGCGCGGAGTCCTGCCGCCCATACCCCCGGTCCTAAAGTGTTCTGGATTGTATTATTATAGATAGAGATCTCAGAGGTTGTTTCATCCTCTTCTGAATTTTCAACCTGAATCCCTGGGGAATATGCTTCAGTCGTCCCAAACACTAGATTATCATGGAATGATACTCCCTTAGATCCCTTGCTCCGGAGTGCTGAATTTGTCCGGCAATATGTGGTATTGTTCCAAGCCTCTACACCTGAACAGCGATCCGCATAAAGCCCCTCATGTCCGGCCTCTTTTATTAAATTTCCACAATAAAGAATATTTTCGCAATCGGTTAATCTTGCAATGTCACCCTGTGATTCTCCCGCTATAATATTTCGAATGGTTATGTTTTTTCCATTTTTAAGGCCAACGAAATTATCAAATCCCTGCCCGTGAGGTATTCCAGCGGCAGCCTGCGCTAATCTATTCCCCTTGAAAGTGATATTCTCAACTAAAATATCTGAAATAGTGCTTCCTGCTTGCCCGAAAATTGGAGTCATAGAGGGAAATAGAGTTCGAGATAACCCCGGAGAAAGTGTAATTACTGCGCTCGTATCTTCGGGCCCTGTTATTGTGGTTCCCGAATTTAGTTTGTAGGGATAATTAGCAGTATATTTATTATCCTTGAGTAATTCGATTTCGGAATAGTGGAAACCGTCGCCCACTTTGTCAAAAGTTTCCTGCTGTAAAGTTCCGCTGGATAGTTCAAGAGTTGCCATCTGACCCCCGATTCAATATCTCTTTAATTTTTGTACTTTTTGCACCTATAATCATGCAAATCAGCCCACATACAGGCATAAAAAAAACACCATCGTGCTCAGTGAGCATTGCAACAATTTCAAGCGCGGCTAACCAAAATACCCCCCATATAATCACTGCGTTATCTGAGATGTCCAGGAGAGAGCACCGCCGCACAGTTCCGTTTTGTAAAATGTGTATTCATGAGTGTAACCTTGGATTATCAGTCAAACATTATATAATTACAATATATGTGTCCTGTATTATAAACATTTGTGAATAGATATTTTATGTCATAAAAAGAGAAACGGCAGACATTGATAGAAAAGTATTCTAAATTATACATAAAGAGAGTATATTGTTATTCGATGGTTATTATATTAGTTGATTATAATTAATTTAGTTGATTCTTCTAGTATTATATTATTGAGATGATATTATAGTTGTAAACTCATTTGAGTACAAACATTTATATACTTTGTACGCGTAGTATTATCTACAGGTGAAATACAATGATGATAAACAGAAGAAACGTGAACCTTTTTGGTACGATGTTTGAATATGTTGAAGATGCTGACTTTGGATACTACGAAACTGCAGACGGGAAAATAAGAGAAACTCCATTCATTGAAGCAGTGAAACCTCAAGAATCATCTGATTTCATGATATTCCCCGAAGACCAGATACAATACGAAGGTAAAACCTATACTAAGGTCAATTTTGGGGAATATGACGACGAGGAAATAGGAGAAACTTTCCTGCTGGATAGTGCCCTCGATGAAGAAGTTTTCTTGATCTATAATAAGGTAGAGGGAAAGGAAGCAACTTACAGGGCAAATTCAAAGTGCTACAGGACAGAAGATCTTGCTTATATTAGTGGAAATCTAAATTAACGAGGTCTGAAAAATGACCTCTAAAATAACTTTTTCAGGAATCAAACACACTCTTGTCAAATCTGCTTCTGACATAACTAAAACGGAAATATCCATCGGGAAATTAAACGCACGTAGCGTTGTAAACAGGTTAGGACCAAGGCTTAGAATAGACGTCCTTGTTCTGAAAACACTTCCTGTATTAATCTGTGATGAGCCGTTCACCGTCAACGAGGACAATATCAGAAAAGGGACGAGGCGTTGTTATGAAACACTGACCAAATCGTTTTTAGACTCTGGTAAGCTCCCGGTACACGCTGATTTTTTCAGGAAAATTAAGGATGGTGATAATATAGTTGTGATTTTGCACGAGGTCACACCATGAATTTGTCAACAGAAATACAATGTCATAGTGACACGGAATTAAATTATTTTAAATTGCTCGTCGAGGTATCAAAATCTAAAATGACTATAATGGAGCTGGCAACGGCCATAGGATTGTCAGATGACAATACCCAGCGAATGATAAAAAAGTTGCAAACTAAAGGATATGTGAATAAAATATTCGCTGGAAAGTGCAGGTATGTATCACTCACTGATCGGGGTAAAAACGCTATAAATTCAATACAATAGAGTACAAACATTTATATACTTTGTACGCGTAGTATTATCTACAGGAGGAATACAATGAAAATTGTAACAGCAAGCGGGAAAGTAACAATCAACAAAAGATCAGCATACGGAAAATGGCTACAGGGATGGATCTCTTGTGATGGATTTACAGGCGCATCAACTCTTTCAGATGCGTGGGATAGAGCAACGGTGATTAAGACGAATGGGTGCTCGTGGGAATGTCTTGGCAAACTGATGGCATCCGAACAGAAGTTTGGGAAGGGGTGTGCAGAACCGGAATGAAATTTCAAAAAATATATTTTATCTCAGATCACGCAGTTTCCGCGTTCAGGGGGCGTTTGAATTGTCCTAACCTCCCTACAAAACAAGTACGGGACCATATACTTTCCGAACTTCAAAAAGAAAATCTGGTTACATATGAGAGGTACAACCACAAAATACAGCCCATATATCAGGGAGCATACAACGGAATTATATATCATATTCCTGTCCACCACGAAGTTAAAAAAACGGATGCGTGGGATGTTGTGCCAACTGTATTGCTTCCGGGTATGAAAACATATTCGAATTGGTTAGAAATGCTGACCGTGGAGGAGGCTGCAACTAAACTGAATGTGTCTCAAGAACAAGTTATCATATTTTTGAAAGAGGGTCGATTGAAGTTTGATCCTCAAGTAAACACAGTAATAAAAATATACAAATTGGACGTGAGGAGACTAAATCAAGAACTGATAAAAGAGAGGGTGACAACTTAACAACACTTTCAAAATTAATATGTAAAGCACGTGGGATAACCCCCGCCATAGGCAAAGAACCAGGAACGTGTGTTTTTTGCGGATGTGAAACTGATCAAGGATATCCTAAAAAGGTGATATCAGACAATTTTACAGCATGGGATAGACTTGGATACGGTGATGTCGTATGCCCAGCGTGTAATCATGTTTACACAGATCCGACTTATCGAAAAAAAGCATGGGTGGTCACAAAATCCACTTTTGCAGAAATTAAAAGAGAAAATGCTAAAGTCCTGCTGCTTAATCCCCCCGAACCTCCATTCGTGATATACCTCACAATGACCTGGAAAAAACAGGGGTTTGTGAATATAATGAATAAAGTTCAGGAGTCAAAAAAAAATTACTCAATCGGACTTGATTACGAACTTATCGAGGTGAACACATCAAAACTTGAAGAATACTGCACTCTAATTACCGATCTCCTTGAAAAGAAGATCACAAAAACTGAATTGCAAACCGGGCAATTAAAACCGAAAAGCTATGAAAAGCTTGGGTATGACATGGAACTTATAGAAAAAATAAAAACATTAGCTGGAAACCCACTATGGAATCTGGCTATATTTGTGAGCTGATAAAATGGGAATGGAAATCACAGACAAAGAATTACGTGGACTGCTGGCAAAAACACTTTCAGGTATATGGAAAAGAGTATCTTGGAAAGACATGACATCTATGAAACGTTCTTCCGTAGATGTGTTTTCGGAAAGGCTGAGGGCCGCGGCAGGCATGGAGAACGTGCCCCAAATGCTTGAAAAGATCTGCAAAGGGTTAGGGCTTCCGTCCGCAACGATGGACACAATAGATATTGAAATGCTGGAAGACGAAAGGGAACGGGTAAGGAAAATGCTCGGGAAAGAATCCGTGCTTGTTGCACTGCTCACTCAGAAAGAATCAAAAGAACAGTTTGAAACTGCAAAGAAACTGAAAGGAAATGCAAGTCTGGAGGGATATTAATGTCAGTATTACGAGTACCTGGATACATTACAGCACAGTCACCGATCCACCACGGAGGGGATGAGAAAGCAGGCAATCAGAGCCTAATCAGGCGGCAGACCTATATAGTAGATCAGGCTCCGATAGAGATCCCTGTGATCTCAGGAAATGCAATCCGGGGAGTATTGCGCCGTATGATATGGGACGATCTGCTTGAGAGGGTAGGATATACCCTTACAAACATGAAAATATATCATATGTTGTTTACAGGCGGTATCCTGGAAGCCGTTGACAGCAAAGACGTTGGAGTCATAGATATTGAAATGAAAAAGAAACTACGTGCTGAACTGCCTCCTCTTGCGGTCCTCGGAACTGCCCTAGGAAATCAGATGTTTGAGGGAAAACTGAAGTGTGCAATTGCTCAGCCAATATGCAAGGAACTGAAAGAATTCCTTCCAGATGACCTGCCTATCGAGCCAACTACAAGCATCTATGAACTGGTTTCTTTCGATTTCATGACCCGCCTAGATGATGTCAAGGAGGCACGGCAGGAAGGAGAAGCAGCACACCAGATGCTCATGAATTTTGAGGTAATCAATCCCGGCACTATCTTTGTCCATTCATTCGCGCTTGACAATCCAAACGAAGTTGAAAAAGGGGTACTGGCCAGATCCCTGAACCTCTGGAGAGAACATCCCTGGGTAGGAGGGAAGTCTGGAGTAGGATACGGGACAGTGAAGCTGAACTATGAGATTGATGATGATTCAGCTTATCTGGAATTCATCGAAACCAACAAAGAGAAAATATGTGAAACCCTGAACTGGCTAGAGACACGGTCAAGTGAAAAGAAACAAGACGCGGAAGAATCCGCAAAAGCATCTAAGAAGGGGGCTAAACTTCTTGCAGAAGATAATTAGAAAACTGAGGGGGTATAACCCCCCTTCAAACTTTGAGCCTTTCAAGGTTGAAGCAAAACTGGGGGCCCCTATACTTCTTGCTCACCCATATATACACGGTGACAGTGTGCTTATGGCGCTACTAATGAAACAGATACTTAAGGATGATTATTATAATCTTCCTTCTAAGTCTCCGATTCCAGTTCATGACATTCTCAGACTGCCTCTGAAACAGACAAATGGAGTTTATCACGCCTCCGTATCTCAGTTTGATACTGATATTATCAAGACCGAAACTGTGTACAAAAGGTTTGATGAGGAACACATCAACCACGTGAATTCAAAAATTAAGAGAGTACGCAAGGGGCAGGGGTTTTTCAAAGATTATATGATTAAGTTTCCTGTAATTCCCACAAAATCAGTGACGTTCTATTTCAATGGGGACCTGAAAGAGTGCATGAATATCTTAGAGGACCTTACAGCACTTGGGAAAAAAACAGATATTGGTTATGGTATCGTTCGCGCTGTATCGGTTGAGCCCACACCTGAAGACTATTCGTTTGTCAAAGACGGGAAGTGTATGAGACCACTGCCAGCAACCGAATTCAAAGACCTCTATGGTATCCCTTCAGTGGCTCAAAGACTCGCATGGAGGGCTCCCTACTGGGATAAGAAAAACGTGCAGATGTGCGCTGCCCCTGGTGCTATATTCTATCAAAAATTCTGAGGGATATTCATGATGCCTGACGAATGGCGCGAACTGTTTGAGTTATGGGCTGCAACAGACGACTACGAAAAAAGGATAGAAGAAGCTGAAAACAATATCAAACAAATTTTGATGACTGAAAAACCTACTGTCCTGTATAGCGGGGGAAAGGACAGCCTGGTTTTATTGCGGTTGGTGATGCTACAAAATGATAATATCCCGGTGTATTATAGTGACTCTGGTTATGATTATGACTCAAAACAGATCAAGATGCCTAAACAGATGACGGATGATATTATCCAAATTGGAAAGGAAGCCGGAGCGAAAATATTATACAGTTGTGGGCACAAAACGCCGAACTCTCGCCGGTTTTTTGGTAATCTGTTCAGAGTCATGAAAAAACATGGCTGCAATGTTGAACTTTTGGGAATACGTGGTGGGGAAAGTTCAACCAGGGCCGCAAGAGTCAAGGGAGAACTTGTGAAAAGAGAAGGGACCCGAAGAGTATCTTTTCCTCTTAGAAATTTAGATTGGAGGGATATATGGGCATACCTGATCTCAAATAATATCAGGTATCTCGATTATTACGACAAATATGCAGTCGTCGAGGGGGGATATGATAAGGTGAGGCTCACTTCAAGATTCAGCCAGGGGATGATTCATAAAGGCGGGTCTTTGTATATCGACGGGGTTATGATGCCTGAATTTAGAAATGAGGGGCCGGATAAATTAGAAAAACGTTAATAAAATTCAAACATGTACATTTTTTAACAACGTATGAGTACAGATGTATATATACGTTGTACTCACATTATACTATACTAATGTGTATATGACGATATGACGAGGTTTGAGCAAATGATCAGCAGAAAAGGAAGAGCGACAAAAGCAGCACAAATGGAGCAAGCCATAAAGAACGCGAAAACCATAGAACAAGTATATCAGATCCTAGATTGCAGCCAATTCAGACTTACAAGCCCGGAAGAATGTAAAATTGCACAAGAATGGGCAAGACTTCAAGAAATGAAAGCAGATCATGGAATCGGCGCATTTGCTCAGGAGGTAACCGCATGACATCTGGAACGCTACCGTCTAAGAAAAGATGCGGGAACTGCTCACATTGGGTTAGAGTTAATGTCCCTGAACAATTGATGGCATATTGCAAATTTAATGGATGTAGACGGCATAGAGATGGATACACGGGGGTTGATTAAATGTCAGAAGTATGGGAACTCGTATATAAATGTAGGATGTGTGGAAACACGTTTTCCGGTGCTAGATGGTTCGGTGACGTTTTGGGTAATAGGGCTTACGATGAAAATGGAAGAGAAACACATCGGCACGAATGTGAGGATGGGAATGTAGGGATTGGGGACATCGTCGGATTTAGGAAAGTCGGAGATGATTAAAAATGTCATATCTTGAAAACATGAAAACCGATCTTGAACGAATTAAAGAATTAACTTCTCTTGCAATTAATAATCTTTCGAGGGAAGAATCAATAACAAAATATCAGATGATTATTAATGAACTTAATGAGATGGCTGAGAGAGTAACTGATGTGAAACAGAAAGCAAATATAGCTATTCATATGATTGAAACTTACAAAAAATGAGTTGCTATGTGTTTCTTCCATCTTTTGAACCTGTGAGTGTGGAGAAAATGAATGAAAAAGATGATAATAAATAAAATAGTTGCAGAATTAGATAATAGAGTGGAAACACTTAAAAAAAATATTAAAGTGAGTTAATCTCACATTTTCGGTTTTTTATATAATATCACAATTCAGTATTATTCGCCTCTATATCGTTTGCCCCGGCGAATAAAAATTTCGTGCCCGTCATACCCTTCGCGGTGTTCCCGGCAATCACATTATAATTCGACGTTCCTGCTGTTTTGATAGCCTGCCCCGGAAATCCTCCTGTATCGATTATTGTATTATTCTGCATAATGACATTTGATATATCTGTAATCAGTATCCCAGAATAACTGTGGTATGCATAATTACAGTCTATGATGGTATTATTTGAAATCACCATTGAGTCCGGGGTGAACGAATTTGCATCTACTGAGATACCATTCCACGACGCATTATAGATATTATTTCCTTCGATTACTACATTTGAGTGATCCTGATTTAATTTTATCTGGATGGCATCATACGAAATATTGCTAATGTGATTATTTCGGATAACTAACTGTTTAAACGCTTCAATGTGGTATTCGTCATCCAGGAATACAATCCCATAGTCTCCACCGTTCTGATAATTATTCTCAATGAACAGTTCCTCATCGATGCACCAATACGCACCCTTATACAGACGAGAATTTGCTCCCCCATAAAGATAATTGTCAGTTATGATGTGAACTCCACCGTCTATGGTCCCTCTACGTTCTACTGCTCCGTTTCCTCCATAGATTCTATTATTTCTAAATGTGGAATATTGTGTCCCATCCCAGAATGCAACAGTTGAACCTACGGGCAGATACATAGTATTATCGACTACATCCATATCGATACACATATTATGCGCGTCAACACAGCAGGACGTGACTACAATAGCGGCTGTCAGGATATTATTATGTACGGATACTCCTCGGATAAGTGAATTTCTCTCATCTGTATTCATTGTTATACAATGTCTACAATTTTCCACATGATTTGAATATATTTCAGCATGTGCAACGCCCGACCAGATCCCTATTCCATATCCAGACGCTCCGCCAGCTGTTTTTATACTGTCATATACATAATTGTTGAACAGTCTGACATTATATGATGAATATACTGAGATCCCTGCAAGCCCTGCGTTTTCCACCCGGCATCTCGATATTGAACTATTGACACAATATCTAATAGATATCCCGTTATGGACCCCGGTTTCGTCTGCGTCAAATATTCTTAGATTTTCGATGTTGACCTCTACGGGTCTGTATACGTTTACTTTCGGAGTGTCGCCTGTCGCATAATCACGCAATAAATTTTCAGTTAGTGTTATATCGTTGCCTGATACACTCTTAACGCGATACATTTCTCCTGTTAGTTGATCGTCGTAATCATCGGGGCAGTACAATACATTTTTCCAGAGTTTGATTATATCCCCTGCCTGAACGTATGCGCCGTTCGATACTTTAATAGTATTGTTGCCAGCGACTGATGTTTCAGTTACGGATAGGTTTTCAACGATGATCTGTCCCTCTAAATAAAGCCCGTTTGTTGTCCCTGCAACTACATTTTTATTTATAGTCACTTTCCCTAACCCAATTATATTTAATGATTTCCCGGCACATGATACTCTCCCAGTCCAATTATAAACACCAGGCAGGACGTAGATAGTAGTTCCCCCATCTGCGGCAGCGAAAGCCTCGCCCCATTTGACATGATCAGATGTTCCTGTGCATTCATATGCTGCGCCAGATCCTGAAGTCCCGATTGTAATTCCCAGAGCAGCGTCACTGTTTATGACAGTCCCCCCCCCTCCTGCAATTTCGATCCATTCTATGTTATCAGATAAAAATTTAGTACCTGTGCCCTCTCCTGTAGGGCATAATCCAGGATTGCTAGTGGTCGCATTTAGCGTAGTTACATTATCAGCCACGGCGAGTTCGGTTATTTTTATTGCATCTATCCCATCTGATTTATGGCTGGCAGCGTGGCCGGTGGGGTATCTATTATCCGCCAATCTGACATCGTTTCCCTCGCATGCCGTCCCAGCAGTAGTCCCAAATGTCACCCCTCCGACCCCCTCTGGGACTCCCCATGTGATATCATCCCTGAGATATTTTGTTCCGGTCCCCTCACCCTTTGGACATAGTCCATGTTTTGTTGTGCTGGAGTCAAGGTCAGTGATGTCGGTAGTGGTGCCGAGTTTATCGAGTGCAATTACATCAGTACCCCCAAACTCATGGGCTGCTGAGTGGTCTGGTATGCTGCTTAGCGCGGCCTCAAAATCCACGGCATTCAATACAATTTTACATTTTCCATCTACGATAGGCATGTTTTTAACCTCTCATTCGATTGCGTAATAATTTCCTCTTCCGTCGGGAATTATTGTCGATCTATCCCCGTCCGTCGCGTTGGCCAGTTTCAGCAGGCAGTAATCTCCCCCGGGCATCGGGAACAATAGGACGTTGTCGCCGGGGGCTGGATCGCTCAGTTTTTGAAAGACATAGTGTCCGTCACTTGTGGGGAGCATGACTCCCTGGGACCCTTCTACAATTTCAGTTATGGCCGTCACAGTAATCCCCGGTTCCGTCGCCTGCGATATATTTCACGGTCATGATAGCCGCACCGTGACCAGTTTGCCGGACGCAGTTTGCACAACAGCAGTACCTGCCACGTCATCTTTCGACAGAATGGTGCACACTTCAGGGGTCAACTGTTTTTTGACTGTATCCTCTACAATACTCTGTACCGTGCTTGTTGTATCGTCCGACATCGGTTTGAGATACCCAGGCGCGATATACTGATTGTAGGGAGCCAGGACAACAGGATCGGCGGATGAATAAATATAGTCAGAAATTGCCTTTATTTCGCAGGTTTCTGTCATGTGCGAAGAGCGATAAACTATCCGTGAAATCCGTAGCCAAGACGGGCGTGGGACTCCGGAAACATCAATCATGTGAGTACTGTTCGCTTCGTCCCTGGGATCGTAGGCGACCACATAGGGGAGCTGGACGGAGTTAGTAAGGTTCCGGAGTTCCTTTTGAAACCCTGAGCCAAATCTGATGCGTTGATAAAGTTCAAGATCGAACCGGTTAACAAACTTCATTGTCACAGTTGCCCTCGGGGCTGCAAAATAGAGGAGCCATTTTATAGCCTCGGTCTCGGCCGTGCTTTCCCTTTCCTCGATACTGTTATCATTGACTATATACTCCCTGGGGAGTTCCAACCCCTCGTACACTGCCGGGGTATATGCAGCGGCAACGGTAGTTTCTCCGGTACTCGTTATCGTACCGTACACTATCACCGTATTGTATTTTTCATCCTGTTCTCCGGCAACCTCCGGATCATTGATTATCGAGGGATCAGGCGCTACAAACTCTATCGGGTGGGGGAGGTCAAACCCTCCATAGGTTTGATCTATATCTGCTGCATGGACTAGATACAGGGTGGGGGAAAGGACAGGGTGAGTATCAACAATATATTCTTTTATTTTTATGTTCAGGATCGACCCAATGTACTCCGCTATTTTTTTTATTGCATCGTACCGGCTGGTCTTTGGGTCAAAAATAAACTGCCTGTCTGGGGTCCCGGAATCAATTATATTCCCTGCCCTTACACCCGTTTTTGATGTCCCGATTAATTCCGAAATCCACAAATCCCATGCAGAAAACGCGCCAGCGAGCGAGATCACCTGATAATTCCAGGGTATTTTCTGGACTGAGAGATTCCTGGACTGATCCGCTGCAAACATTTTCGCAGTGTTTCCCAAAAAGTGAATGGAGGGGGTGACTGAGATCACTTTTCCGACGAAAAGCAGCGTGCCATAAACGGGGAGAGAATAATAATCATCAGTATACACAGGGTAGCCGTCGTCTGTTTCCACCAGATACCCATCTGCAGTATAGAGCGGGAACTCGTCTGGGATTTCCGAGGTCATAACCGGGAAACCATCATCAGTATAAATTGGATATCCGTCCTCAGTGTAAATCGGGAAATTCCGGGCAGACTCCAACGCATCGTGAGCGTAATATTTGACCGTGGACCCTTCGCCCTGGACAACATCGTCGGCAAATTCGGCTGATAGTTGAGTATATGCGTCTGATATCGCTTTTGTAATCTCGCATGAAATCAAAGAATAGTCCCTGAGCTCGCGCCGTTCTATTATCTCTCCGTCCACCGCTGATACTGATACCGAAACATTGTCGGTTATTTGATCAGGTTGCCCGATCATAAACCCGGATGATACTTTTATTGATACAGTATCAAAAAAATAATCTTTTACCGAACTTTGAGTAGAAACAACCACGGCGGCAGCGTCTGAAAAATAATCACTCTGCTGCAAATATCCGTTTTGTGTTTGAATATATTTTTTATTAAGTGAGATTACCGGTTCAGTGGCTGCATATTTCCGGACCCTGACCCAATCCGCGCGGACATATCCTGCCCCATAATACGCATAGATCTCAATCGGTAGGGCTCCAGATCCCGGCGGGGTGGTCGTGATGGTTCCACGGTAGGCATAATTGACATAAAACCGTGGGCTGTTGAGTACATGAGCAACCCCATACACATTATAGGCAGTCCCCGACCGGTTCACACCGTCGTCGTCCCAATCTCCGGAACTGCCACTGTGAGCAAAACGGTGATCTGTCAGGAGACTACCTGCCGCCCCCTGCCATGCTGCGGCCTTTTGGGTGCTATCGTTTCGAAAACCGAGTGGACCTCGCTGTCCAGATTGGTGTGCAGCTCGGATTTCAACCAATGAGTTGAGGGGGAATGTGTTTTTGCTCTCGATGTATCCACTAAGAGAGGAGTGCTGGAGGGTTAATATCGAATTTGATACCGTCCCCCCACTGCCTCCGATGGTCCAGAGTGCTGTATTTATGGTCGTTCCCGCGAAGTCGTCCCAGAAATCGAACACATCTGCCCCGGAACTTGCAGATTGTACGTTTCCGTTGCCATAATACATGTATATCCGGCTGTCGTTTGCTGGCAACTTGACCCAAAATTTCGCGGTGGAGAACGCGGTATAGGACTCTCGATAATGTTTTAGTGGGTTTCCATGTTTGTCTGCAAACCTAACATCACGAAAATCTAACCTCATTCCGGGCAAAAATCGCAGATTGAATGATGCCTGAAACCCTGCGGTACTGGGTGGGTTTTGAACCGTTAATGAATATTTATATTTCCACAATTGATATATATTTGTCATGCCTGAGCCTGCACAATTGCGTATATGCTTACTCCTGTGATGCTTTGACCGCTTGCATTGACAACTTTCACTTTCACATACTTCCCTGCCCTGTTCATCTGGACCAGGCCGCTTATCGTCTTCCCAGCGGCCACCGCGATATCGTAGGAATCTACAGCAACATCATTAGCACCGATGGAAAACGCAGCATTTGCCCCGGTTGGGTCGGCATACAGTTCAATCCTAACGTAGCCCGTAGTTGTTGCAGACGCACTGAATGCCATCGAGAAACCAATGGAAAAATCAATAGCTCCGGACAAGTTAACACTATTAGCTGAAACTGCCGGGGTACTCGTCGTTATCGTGGCATTTGAGATAAGAGTTTGAGGTGTTTTTGCAAGTGCCATTTAAGCCCTCGTGAATGGGATCGTAACTGTAAATTCAGCAGCATCACCGTCTGAGTAATTGCGGTTTGCAGCCAGTACCCTCCTGTACAGGAGATGCCCTCCAGAAGGGGCATCAAAAATACCCACCTCCCTGACTGTAACATTGCCGGAAAATGAAAACAGCGCATTGAAGGAAGCCGTGCCTGGGGAGGTATAAGCACACGTTGCCTGTTTCCTTGCTGCGCCTAGTGTTGTGTTTTCAGCTCCAAGTGATGTGTTAGATGTGGACTCGGCTGTTGAATCGGTGCCTATAGCGATATACGTAAATTCACTATCAACTAATCCATTAAGGTTTTTTGCAATATATTCCAGTCCCGTGTTTGTGATCGTTCCCATTAATACTCATCCGCCTGTCTAAATTCAATCGAATATGTCCATACACCAGACCCTTCAGCAACTTCCCAGATATCTGAAATCTGATACACATAACATCTAAAATAACTCGCTCCGTCTACAATCAAAGTTGAATAATACTCATTTATCAGGCCCTCGACTATCGAGAGCTCGGAATCCGTTTCAGCATAACAAAAAAAAGTTTTGGGGAATTGGATTATTTTTGTAGACCGTGAAACGTGAATATCTCCAGAGAGCAATTCGGTTTCTTTTGTTGCTCGTGAAAGCGTTTTTTTAGGGGTCTGCCAGTTTCGTAGAGATACCCCCGCAAATATCACAGTACTCATGAGAATATCCCCTTCCTGCGCCTGTCGTCAGCAATTGAAGATTTTACCGCGTTGATTATTGCCTGCAGGTCGGAATCATTTCTGACATAGTTTGGCCCGATCGAATACCTACTTCCCTCATAATTTGTTGATGAGTTTGATACACTTGAAACGTTTTTAAGTCCGGTACTCATACCAGAATCAAGCGGGCCCCTTACACTTGAAAGCGCACTTGAGAGGGGGGTTGATAGTTTCCGAATAGAGTTTATGGATTTTGTCAATGGATCAAGAAATATAAAATCCCAGTTCGGGAGCTCTTTAAACGGTCCCTCTTTCGCGGGGCTGTTGGGTAGGAGCCTCTTAAGGCCGCTTGCTGCTTCAGCGAGGGAAACTTTGGCTTTTGTTCCGGCTGATGAGATCGCTGTTGATAAAGATTTACCAAGAGAGGATGCTGAAGAACTTGACAGACTAGATAACGAGCTGCTTATACTTGCCTGCGCCCCGGACACCGCTGATTTAATTTTATTGACCTGCGCCACTGCTGAATTATACAAAGTACTAAGCGCGTTAAGGATTCCATCACTTAGGGATTTAACAAAACTGGAACCAACCGATGATAAATTTACACTGAGTGCACTTTTAATGGCAGTTGGTATACTCTTAACTTTTGTAATTATATTAGTCGCTGCCGTGATGATCAAATTATATATATTGTTCCATTGAGTCCGCCACGAGTTAAGTAAACTAACGACGGCCGAGACAATTGAATTAAAAACATTCCTCAAATTATTATATAACGATGTGATTAGACTGTGCAAAGTGCTAGATGCTGATGAGGTAGCACTATTAAAAATATTCCAGTTTGATCTCCATGTATTGAGAAGGAAACTAACGGATGATATAATTAAATTGAATATGTTGCGAAGTCCATTATATAGCCCCGTAGCAACTGAAACTATCATTCCTGATATAGTCGAGTACGCATTTTTGAGTGCGTCCCATACCACACCAAACTGTTGTTTTAGAGTGGAAACACTCATTATAATAGCGTGCCATGTATACTCAAGCTGTTGCCAAAGTGCGTTTGCCTGAGACTTGAGCCATGCCCAAGCAGCAGCAGCTTTTCCCTGAATGTCCCACCAATTCTGAGTCCATGCGACAACAAGGAGACCAACTACAGCTATAATTGCAAGGATCGGTATATTTATTGCTGCTAATACCCCTGCCATTGCAGGTGCTACCCCTGCCAATACGCCACCGGTTGCAAACAGAGCAGCGAACGCGCTGAATGCTGTTGATATTGTCCCGACTGCTGTTATTACTGATCCAATTATTATAAGGAGAGGACCAAGAGCCGCGATAAATGCAATGAATCCGAGGATTACAAGTTTTACAGGCTGTGGAAGTGCGTTAAATCCTTCTGCGATGCTTCCTATGATTGGGATAATATATTCAAGTGCAGGGACTAATGTATCAGTTACAAGCGGGACAAGAGTATCTTGAAGAATCGGTATGAATTTATCACCCATTTCTATAGTTAATGAGGCGAGTGTGGCTTTTATTTCATTGAGTGACTGTGTGGAGGTTTCCGACATCGTTGCATATGCTGCACCCGTTGCCCCCATAGAATTACCCATCTCACCCAATACACCGGTGTATATTCTTCCCTCATCGGCAGATAAAGCCAGTATAGCATTTCCGGCTTCCTGAGATCCAAAATAATCCGACACCCTCGCTTTCGTATCTCCAAACTTAACCCCCATCATTTCAAGTGCCTGTTCGATGGTTCCCCCGCCTTTTCGGAAATCGTCAAACGTTTGACCAGTCAAATCTTGGAAATCGAGTGCGAGAGCTGAAGTTGGATCTGACAACTCAAACATTGCCTTTCCCATTTCTTCAGCACTTGGGACAGTTTTCAACATCCCGTCGTTCATTATTTGAATCGCTTGATCTAAAGTGCCGCCGGATGCTATAAACTCAGGGAATGATTTGCCAGAAAGTTCTTTAAATCTGTCTGCTGCGACGGACCCCTCTTTAGATAGTTCTGATAATAACTGTTTTAATTGAGTCGTTGCCTCACTGGTAGGGATGCCTTGCAATGTCATGGCTGCAAGTGCGGAAACAATATCTCCAAAAGGTATTTTCAGAGATGCAGCAACCGACCCAACGTTTTTATAAGAATCTGAAAGTTCTTCAATTGTTGTTTTCCCTAGCCTCATGCCGGTAATCATTATATCTGATGCTTGGCCGGCTGAAATTACATCTGATCCATAAGAGTTTACAACACTTGTCAGCCCGTCCACTACTGTAGTAATGTCTGTAGCTCCGGCTATTGCAAGTTTTGAAGCGACTGTTAAAAAATCAAAAACGTTATTAGGGGGGACACCTGCGCTTAGAGATTGATATAGAGCAGGAACTACAGTTTCAGGGAGAATCCCCATTTCTTTTGAAAAATCAAGAACGTCCTGAGTCATTGAATCCATTGCTGACTGGGATGCATTTGGCAGGAGAGTAAAAACCTCAGCCATCGACTTTTCAAAATCAACCGCCTGTTTGGTTACAAGTGCGATTCCTGCACCGGCTGCAAGTATAGGGGCAGTTATTCCGGCAGTCATTCCAGCACCGGCTGAACTCATGCTTTTGCCAACACTGGAAAGTTTTGTACCAACGTTTCCAATCTCGGTCTGAACTTGAGCGAATGTTTTGCTCAGTTCTTTCATGTCTCCGATAATGGATACGATTAGTTCACCGACTGCCATTTTTTACCTCGAAACCTGCCAAGCACCGTTCTTTATTGCTCCATCTGGATGCAATTCTTTGAATTTATCGACACTTATTATTTTTTTATCGTCGCCTGCTATCAATTGGCCAAGAACTCCAAAAAATACCCGAGCGTCTGTCTTTTTAGCTTCCCACCCGTACCGGTGATACAAAACCAACTGATCCAGACTGCAAAAATCAAGGAGATAATCCGGTTTCGCCCAGGAAAACATAATTCCGAGCTGGGTGATTATCTCCCAAATACTTAGTTTTTTGAGTACCCGCCTTCTCCGGGGCTCGTCTCTGCCCCTACGCCGGTGTTGTTCACGGAGGCGAATACATATTGTACAAATGCCATTAATGTCCCTATGTCGACGTTGTTAAGCATCCATTCTTTTGTCACTGTTTTGTTAGATCTCTGACAAACCATAGAAACGATATCAAGAGTATCGCCCAGGACATCAAGGTCCAGAGTTTCATCAGTCATGGATTCCATTTTTCGGACATCGTGCTTTTTTGAGAAACTGATAAATTCCAAAGCTGCACGAGCAGGAATAAAAGTTACATCGACTTCTTCCCCTCTTAGTTTTGCGATTCGTTTTGGAGGGGAAAGGATGTCGAAATCTTTTAGCAGGGAATCACTCATGCTGTAACACCCTGTTCATCAACAATTGTAAAGAGTTGTGCTCCGGCGGTTAGGGTGGGGTCACATACACCAATCAGGGTAATTTCGGGCATCATTGGCTCATCTCCATCATCAGCCGGAAATTCAAGTTTTATCCCGCCTTCTGTGGTTGCACTGTAGACAGTTATCTCGAATTTCTTACCGGCTGAATCGGTGTTGGTGAGTCTCACAACTTTAGGAGTAATTGTGTTAAGTCCACCTGAAGAAAGTGATCTGGATGCAGATGGTGTATACGTATAATTAATCTTGATGCCTTCCCCGGTTGAAATCACAGCAGACGCGGAAACCCTGGCAATACATGTCCATCCCTCCGAATCCACATACAAAACATAATCAGTATTCTGTACGGCTGCATTGTCTGATGCGTCCGTAACTGTGACCCCTGTAACAACTGTCCCTGCCCCGTTCTTGTGGTCGAGTCTTACGCCCGTTGTCCCTGTCAGTGTGTGCGTTTCCCCGGTGACCGCAGTTGAATCTCCTGCGACGGCTGCATAGGTATCCATCCCGCCCCTGAGAGTATTCAGGTTTGCGAGGTTGACCTCCATGATCGAAAATGTCACCGATGCTTCATGATTTCTAACAGCTATCTGAGATTTTGGGGCATTATCTGGTGCCAGATAAACTACATCGAATTTTTCCTCGAATTTGACTCCCTGTGCTGCTCCCAGGTTGACAAGTGATCCGACTGTCGCGCCTACTTCCACTTTTGCAGATCCAAACCGGATTTGATTCGAATCCTGAACTGTTGTTTGGTATGTAGTCATTTTTAGACCTCATTTTTTATAAATAACTTTGAAATCGTATGGGATGTGATAAACTCCAGTTTCCGATTCATATAAATCAGGAGCTTCCAGAGGGATTATTCTGATAATTGTAATACCACTTATAGTGCCTGCATAGCCATCCAGAGCAGTTTCAACTACCTGTTTGAGATTTTGGCACTCTAAATAATCTTCTGTCCAGCAGGATATCTGAAAACGTGGCACTCCGGCAATCTGTTTATATTTGTTTGAAATTTTTGAGAATGATAACGCAGGTAGTGCGCAATCCAGCGGCAGGACTGCCGGATAGACACGAGTACCTACGAGCGCATAAACGCCTGAATTTGCTACCAGGATTGCTCGAACTGCCTCGTCTATTGTGGTCATTTGTATTTCCCAAATATCTGCTGAAGTTTCGTTTCAAACGCTCTCTGGATCTCTGCTGTGTTTTCATCGAGTGCAGGTCTAAGATACGGTCTTGCAGCCTGATTGAATCGCCTGCCTCGTTTATCAGGTCCGGTATATCCAAACTCGATCCTGGCAGCGTAATTCATATCAGAACCGACTTGAGATTCGATCCTTCCTGGTTTTTCGATGTTTTGCAGTTCTTTTATAGAGCGTCTCAGGTTTCCCGTGTCTACAACGACTCTCATTTTTGCGTCTCTTTCGACGACTGCTGCACCTGCGGAAACGGCTTGCGATAGTGCTTTTTGACATTCATAGTCAATAGCTTTAAATACTCGTTTGAGTTCGTTAATTCCCTCAATTTTGATCGTGAATCCATCAGCCACGTTTCGACACCGCCTTGAGTGAGGCTTCGATGTGGTCAATGGATGATAAAAATAAATTATACAGTGTATCCACTGCTGTGATTTCATAAGTGTGATTATATCCTGGTGTGGTTGTAGTGAGTGTATCACCCGCTTCTACTACAGCAGCAGCCGGAAGAAATACCATCGGCTCCGAAACTGTATATTTTCCAGAATCTTGATAAGAAAACGCTCCACCGAATCGACTTGTATTTGAAAACTTACACGCATAAGCTGTCGTTTTTGTAGTCTGTGTTGGTGTACCGACTGCATTAGTTTGGGGGACAGAAGCCCCGGATGAGGTAGCACTTCCTGGGGTAAGAATGCTTTTATTATCAGTTATAGATTCAGCCTGAAACGTTCCTGAAACAGCGTATATAGTGAGATATCCGGCTGCTGTTCCTGCTGCCCAAGAACCTGATGACAAAACTAAACTCTTTATAATCCCGGTTGCGTGCGAGACTGCCCCCGTAAGTGTGTACCCTGCTGTAAATGCTACAGATCCAGCAGTAAAATTAAGGATATGATCCTGAGAAGTTGAAAGAATGTTGCAGGTCTGTGTCATGGAAAAGTTAAGGGAGTTCATTAAGATTCTCCGTCTACGGTTCCAAAACCCATCCTGCCAGATACGATAGAAAAGCCAGATGATCTATATTTTCTTATATAGTAAGTGGCCTTGTCTTCGTAATCCTGGATATCTTTGTCTATGGTGTTCTGTGCTTCGGAATTGCCGTTTTTTACTCTGGATGCAAGTTCCCCGGTGGTTCTCATCCTGCGGAGTGTAGCAGCACAAGCAGCGTTTTTCCCTGCAAGTATGAGAGTAGCATTTGATTCATCTGATGAACCTGCCCTTTCATATACCTCCGTGGCCACATCTGCGATTATCGCGGTGATATCCACATCTGCAAGCGTGGATGAGTATATTTTTGCCCGGATGTCAGCAACAGAACACAGAGCCATTTAACACCTTACTTTCTACCCTTCTCTACTGCCTGTGCAATAATCTCAGGTTCGGCGATCTTTTCAATTATGATTACGGAGTTTCCGAGCCGTTTAGCCTCTTCTTCAGAGCAAATAAATTCTTGACCGGTTTTATAAACGATCTTGGTTTCTACTCCGTCTATAATTTCACCTGTTGCAAGGTGACTAACTCGGACTCTAACTTTGACATTTCCCATGTTATCACGACAGATTAGAGGTCTTACATATAGCGTTTGCCTGCTTGATTCTCAAAACACCTGCTGAAAATACCCTACCACCGATGGGACCGGTTTTCTGGAATTCTGGGGTTTTTGGGTCAGTCTGGAAATCTGCGGTAAGATAGTAATCCATGTATGGTTCGCCTACCTCAGCAGCAGGACAGACAAAACCCTGTGCGGTAGTAAGAGAAGTGCCCACTGAAATGAGCTTACCACCATTGAGGAAATCAAGTATGTCAGGGAGTTCTCTAGTTCCGACGGTATCCCTGCTTTTCCTGATTTTCTGGAATGTAGTACTGTTGACAACCCAATTGAGTTTCATACGGTCAACAGGGACTCCATCATCATCCATGAGGTTTATTGCGCCAGTGAGTGCAGTTGTAGCCACCCCAAACGTCGCAATTGCCGCGCTTGTGGAATAGTCGTTTCCTGCTCCCTGATAGAGTCCAGGAACTTCATAGGTAGTCCCATCATTGGACACACCGTTGATTATTGCTCCATCTTCTGCTTTTGCTGCCTGATAAGCTGCGGAAATCGCGTTTGCTGCGTCTACATCGTACCCGTTGAGCATCCAGCCTTCGTAGATTCTGCGGTCAATTTCGTAGTCTTTCCAATAGACCGGAATTTTGGAGTTTGTAAGTTCAATGTTGATTGAGTCTTTGTTTCCGCTTGTGAAACCGAAACTGACATATCCATTAGACATCTCGGTAATTTTTCCCCAGTCTACTGAGGAAACCCCGAATCCCTGTGGAGCAGTGACGTGGACCAGTTCCCTGCCTTTCAGAACCTGTCTGAGAGGAGGGACAATCTTTTCATCGAGTTTTCTTGAAAATGCTGTAATTGCGTTTGTCATTTTTTAACCACCTCAGATCAGGCTCTTAAGAACAATGTCGGCTGCTGCACTTGCTGCGCTTGCTCCCTGCATACATCTACCCACTGGATAGAAACCAGGCGATTCAATAAATACATAAATATCGCCTGCAATCGCGTGGTTTGATGGAGTGTAGACCAAGCTCTTGATTGTTCCATCAGTCACGTATCCAGTTGGGACTCCATAAAATACAGGGGTCCCGGTTGCGTCTTTAATTTCGACTTCTTCAAGAAGCACACCGACTGTAATGGCGGCTGCACTCGCATCAACGAGATTGTGATTTACAAGTCCGAGAGCTGCACAAGATTCCCCATCAAGAAGCCCGTCAAGATCGCCGCTTTCTACGGAGTTCTCGAAACCAACGTCAAGAGTTGCACCACTTGCAAGAGTCGTAACATTCAGCATAGCATCAGTGATTCTCATGCCTGCCGGGAAGTCTATTCCGGTGTCTACGAGAGCAGTTCCGGAAGCGTTCACGAATGGTACTTTGATTGCATATCTTCCACCGAGAGCTACACCGGGAACTACCTGCCCGTTTGCCCATGGGAAAAGCAGATCGTTTTTATATGCCACTGTACCCAATGCAAGACCACTAGGCATTTTGATGAGGCAGTCTCCTGATACTACAGGAACCTGATCATTTGCTGCGTATATTGTAGTCAGATTGGTCGGCTGATAATTTGCGTCGCACTGTTCAAATCCGAGCCATCCACCTGGGGATTTTATACCGGTTGCAACGACTACATCATCGTCATTTGTTCCCTTGATAACGAGTCTGCCGGGGTAACAATTAGTTGCAGTCTCAACTTTCTGAATAAGCGTGGTTGGAGATCCACTCAGTACAATGCGGTTTGTAGGGGCCTGAACACCAAGATAAGACATAATTAAGCCTCCCATGTTCCATCAGATTTAGGTCTACCTACAGTGAATCCAGTTGAATTCGCCTGATTCGCAGGATATCTGATCTGAGCTGCGGAAAGTTTCACTGTTCCGAGATCCTGGGCAAGTTTTGAAAGGTCTGCTGCTGAAAGAGTGGTAAAGTCTTCCTGTTTAGTTTCAAGTCCGAGAGCTTCGCGGGCACTTGCGAACATCTTAAAAGCTTCTTCTCTGACGTTGACGGTTTTCAACTGTTCGTCATGTTCTGCGATAGCTGCTGCAATTATAGTTTTGAGTTCGGTCATGGGGACGCTTCCTGCTTTCTCTTTTTCAAGAGAGGCAATTAGAGTGGTTTTGGTTTCGAGATCTTTTTCAAGAGTCTCTTTTGATGCAGTCAATTCAGTTATCTGAGTATTTGCCTCAGTGATCCCGGCTTCTTTTTCAGAAACCGAGGCTGCAAGTTTTGTAACCTGAGTATTCAGTTCTTCAATAGTGGATGCAGAAACGGAAGTGGACTTTTTGAGAGTGTCAATTTCCTTCTGCAACTCTACAAGTTTTGAATTAGCTGCCTTTAGTTCTTCTTCAGGTATGTTTTCACCTTCTGTTGATTGAGATGCTATTAATTGAAAATCAGAAAATAATCGCAATTCCGTGTCACCGTCTGCTGATGCAGCAACCTGATAATGAGCCTGTGACCATGCTGGATTTTTTACAAGTGTCATGGACTTTACAGAGACTCCGCCCGCCCATCCATCGTTAAGGACAGGATTGGTTTTTGAGTCACCGTACATGCTCCATTTGAGATCGTTCCATGTTCCTTCCTTCAGTTTTCTTTCGGCAACTGAATCCGTAACTTTGTAACGAGCATATACTCCCTCTGGAGCTTCCCATGCCGAATCAAAAACGCCTATTCTTCCATTTGGATCTCCGGAATAATCACAAGCGTGCGCTTCACCGGGGCAGATTTTAAGAGAAGATGCTTTAATTGTGGAGAGAACGTTGTTTAGTTCCGAAGGGGGGATACCCCAACCGTTAACGTTTTTTATGTCTAGTGGGATTGCTAGACCCTGCACAAAAAGAGTCATGGTTATAACATTATATTAGTACAATTTTTTATATAAAGTATATAAGTTGATATATATAAAACTTTTTGAGGAGTTTAAGAGTATTTTGGGGGAATTATGAAATTGAAAACAAACTAATATATACTATAGAGTAGTTGTATAGTTAACTAGATAACTAGGGAACTTGATAATATGCGTAAAACAAAGAAGCAGTATGATGTTTTAGAAAAGATAAAAAAACTACACGCTGATAAAGAAGGAAAGCCGTTTATTCCTGAAGAATTACGGGAACATAATGTCACAAACACAATCAAAACGTTTGTGGGAAATGGAGTTCTTGAAGAGTGTGAGGGAACTTTCGCGGGGGGTTTGTATTATCGGTGGACTGGAAAGGAGATTGATTAAATAATGGTTGAATTTATTAACCGTATAGTTATAAGATCAACTTTTATTATATTTAAGAAAGTTAAAACTAATTCATTCTACAATAATCATACTGGGAGACATTACACAGGGAAAATAATAGGGACTGCATTGTCTTATTATTGGGAATCTGATATAGATTACACGATTCTAACCCATGATGGAGAAAATATAATTTTAAATGAATATTGGATAGAACCATGCAGTAGCATAGGAAAATTATTGTATAAATGGTTTGACAATAGTGCTGAGATGATACCTAAACGATTGGGGACGGTGAAAAATAAATGACTTACGCGGAATTTCCAGAATATACAATAATTAACGGACAGCATGTTCGTTTTCCTCCTGAAGAAATGAAGAAAATTGAAGATGCGATGAAAGAAGCTGCATATAAAATTGATCCGGAAAAATACAAAGAATTTTATAAAAACTCTATCAGGTTTGATATATCTGAATCCATGTTCCAAGAGCATAAAAAGAATGAGGGAGTAACGAAGATAACAAAGACATGATAGAAAAAAGTGAGATGAAATAATTTGATTATTCTTTTTTTTAAATATGTTCAAATTGGATTCCATGGTCGCATTTAAACTGTATCGGGGAACATCAAGGAGATAGTTAAAAAATGAACTGCACTAAATTAATAGAACATGCATTCAAAAGCAAGCATCATAGCAAATGGATAAAAAGTGAAATAAAAAGGTATGAGAAAATAGAAAATCGTACTCATCAGGAACAATGGAAGTTATGTAATTTAAAAAGTATTATAACCAGTGTTCCTTTCAGTGGATGCCGAGAGATCTATGAATTATGCGAAAGTTGTGAGTATGGGAATTTGTTTTTGAGGATGCGGGATGTATACGGAAATCCAATTCGTGTAGTTGATTAACTTTTTTAAAAAACAGCATCTTTTGGGTATTCCCGATTCTTATTTTGTGTGAATTCTACGATTTCAACGCCCTTATATTCATCCTGAACTATTTTTATTATTCCTTCCTGAATGTCTGGATAGTACCCCATCACTTTTTCAGGGACGGCAATTAGATTAAGCAGGTTCTCAAAGCTTTTATCTTTTGATTTCCATGTGCCGCCCTCTGCTCTTTCTGCCGTGCGGCTGAACCATTTTATCTTAATCATAGTACCCTCTAACTACATTTACGATCCATTCAAACAGCTCAGGATCATTCTTATATAGATACTCTGGATCTTTATAAAGGTATTGTAACGCCATGCTGGTAACTTCAGTATACCCGTCGATATAAATTTTGCCTACATACGGGCTAAAGAATTTATCATGTTTTGTGATTTCAGTATCTTTATACGCTAAGTTTCCAGTGATATCCTTTAATTTCACTGCTTCTTCGCCTGCGGTTCGTTTAGCTAGGATTTTATTCGCACTATCTTTTATATATGGATTATTAAACTCTAAATTGTGCCCAAGTTCGTGTATGAGCGTGTCTGTAGAACTATCGTTACCAAGCCATACCATATTCGACCCTTGCCTGGTAAACGCCCTCCCTGAACTAAGTTCGTTTATTTGGATTTCTGGTAAAGAGTTTCGGAGATCTTTATTTAATACCTTATTGAAAAAGTCAGTTGTGTCTTCAAATTCAGCAGTTCTTTTATTTACAAAGTTTAGATTTTCAGTGTACCGAGGATCTAATTTAATAAATACCGGCATCGCGTCTCCATCATTAATATAAAGTAGTTTCTTTATTTTGCCCCTTGTTTCATCGTGTATAGCGTCCTGTAATTTCACAAGTTTTTCAATTTCGTCATTCAGTGCATCTATTTTGTTCCATTCTAAATCAATGAGATCTAGTTTTTTATTTAATAAAGCATCTGATATTTTCCCTTCTTCGTATTCTTTAATAATGAGTGCCCTGCGCGATTCTACATCTTTTGCAAAATCATATTTTTTATCACGGAGTTCCAACCGTTTGTTAATGAGAGTTTCTATTTCATCGGCTTCTGTTTTATATGTGTCCTCAATGTTTACCATTAATTCATTTGCTCTCGGTATGTTATTAATAAACTGAGTATCGATATCCACACCCAACTTTGCTAATCTTTTTTCAATATCCTCATCCAAAATAAACTTATCAATTCTATATTTATCATTAAATACATCAATATTCTTAAAAGTCCCTTTCACAAGATCCTTATCAAGAGGTTCTTTTAACGGTTTAAAATTCTGAGAAACTGGCTTTTCAAAGTTTCGGTTTTCATATCTTAGAGAATCATCAATCTCAGAAAATGAAGTAATCGGAATTAGACTGCTTCTACAGTGAAAATGCGTAGGGGGAGAATGTGCCCTCAAATCTGCGGAATCCGTTTTAAAAACAGTTCCGTGCATTATCCGGCATTGTGGACTTGTCTTACTATCTATAGTAGCATAGAACTGACACTCTTCGATACCCTGTTGTTTGTATCGGTGTAATGTTGTTGATGTCGCGACATCCGCCGAAAAAGTCCGAGCAAACCGTTCAGCCCTGTATTTCTCACCGCCCCATAGATCCTTCATTCTCTTTGCGAGAACGCGAGGATTTTCCTGATAGATACCTTCGTCCTTGAGAGTTCTAATAATGGATTCAGCAACATTATCAGACAATTCAACTGACTGCCTCACAGCCTCTTCCGTGAGAGGCATAACCTGAGAAGACGCTGACAGCTTAACCGCATTATTATAATAATCTGTAGAGGCTGAGATTGAGCCGTCTAAATGTGCATCAGTGTATTTTACCGAAGTGAGATAAAGATCATCAATTAGTTTATCAAGTTGTATCCTAAAAGTTGCACTCTTAAATTGTTTTGCTAAAGTAGCTTTTAGTTTAGCAGGATTGCCAGTTAATCCCCTCTGGAATGTACGATCAAAAAGAGAAATAAGCAGAGATTCAATTTTTAGAATCTCTTTTGAATCAAGGAGCATTATTCCCCGGTGGAGTCTTTAGGAGTGAAACCGCCCCATAACAAAGCAGAATTATCATCCAATAATCCTGTATTTCTCCATTCCAATATTTCCGAAGAGGTAAATTTCGGTTTACTCAGTTCATCGAATTTTACTGTTACGGAATCCTCTTTCATTCCCATAGACAGGAGCATTTTATTCAATATCTGATTAGCTGTTGTTTCAAGTATGCCCTGATCCCCTTCAAGAACCATCATTCTATCTTCTTCTACCATGTAACTGGAAGCATAAGTCGTCTGAAACGATGCTCCCATAGTAAGAGGAGATTGATATAATCCAACCATTATTTCAGTTTCAAGCGCACTCTTAAACGCCATTACGTCAAGCGTTCCGTTTGCATCTATTGGTTTTACATCGAGTCCATAGAAAACAAGATCCTCATTAGCGGATAGATTTTTATATAATTCCATGAATTCGGTAAGTGCGGCTTGTGCTTCCTTGGGGGATATAGTTCCAATTTTAACAGCTTCTTCGAGAGATCTGAGATCGTATAAATATCTGCCATTGCCGTACTTTTTATAAAAAATACGCTGCCCTTCGTTAACGTCAAGGAGAGCACGTATAGCAGGCTTTAGCGGATCGAGAGGGGACTGCCCGTATAGTCCTCTAGTTTTTCTTTGCAGTACATCGTCCTGGATGGAATCAAAAGGATTGAGTGCGCAATAGATTACATCTTCGGGTTTTAGTGGTATTTCCTTAACTTCAGATATTTTATTACCTTCATTAACACAAAATTGAGCTATCGGAGGTTCCATAATAAATTTAGGAGTACTACCAGGAGAAACACCTTCCGGCAAGATAGTAGTTGCAGACATCAAAAGAGGAGTAGCCTGGAACGTTTCAGCCTTTCCTATGGTAGTTGCAATATAAGTCCCATGAATCACAAGTTGCCGAGCTACTGTCTGAATTTGCCCTTTGAAATTATTCTTTTTTGCAGCAGCTTCAACTGCGTTTTTTGCTTTTGTTTTACCTTCAAAGCGCATTCCCTTTGTGAGAGTCCGCGCGTACTTGTTTATTGAGGTTGATACATACGTATTGCAGGTTGCTAACTGTTCGCGATATGTAGCAGGGTTTGAGGTATCCATATTTATGTATGGCCCGACACTTGCGGAGGTATCCGAGGATGAGAGGGATTCTATGGCTGCCGCAATTGTGAAAGTTTTTTCAGTTGATGGGACAGCAGCATCTAGGAGAGTCATGCTAAATAATATAACTGTTATAAATAAAAATGTTTGTATTGAAGTAATCGAAATTTAATACATTTTATACTAAAAAACGTTAATTTCATGTGATTTCAGCGATTTTTAGCTGGAAACATGAGAGAAACGTCAAATCCTTTGTTTTTGAATGGATTTTCAATTACAACCTGAGTTGCAAAACTTACAACATCCACGCAATCATCATGTGCGGCATTTGGGAATCCTAAAAGCTCAGTTTCAAAGTCGTGTAATCCCGGCAGAGTATCCAAAAAATAGATAGTTCCGGTTGCAATTCTCGTCGCCGCCGGGATAAATCTTGAAACTTTATCAGATTCTTCTTTGATTCTGTCTACAGGTAGCCCTTCTGCTTTCAGTGTTTGAAACAGACTGATACCTAATCCGGCGGTCCCCACCCACTGTTTAACGGGTTTCCATCGTGTGTACTGCTGTTTGAATAGAGATACCTGATCTGGTGTTTCTAAGCGGGTTTTTATGAGGTCAATTAATGCAAGATCGTTGTTCGGAGTCTGCGCCCATGTTCCTAGAGCAAAGTAATCGGCACTTGTTTTTGTACTCGCTGCCGGGTCACATGTCTGGAAAATACGACATTGCGAGAGGAGATGCTGTTTTGTTTCTCCGAGATCGAGTATTTCACCACGGATGGAGCAGTATTTAAACTGTTCTCTTTTTACGAGGTTTCCGGCTGCTGCGGATGGGCGTTGTTGATAGAGGGAGAGCCATTCATATGCGGTAAACGTTTCTTTAGTTCGAAACATATCTTCAGTAGAAAACTCCTCCTCCCATAATGCTTGATTTGGTCCAGTTCTCTGATCGTATGCGGCTAGCGTTTCTTCTGATAACGCCGGGAGTGACAATACTTCCCATTGATCAGCGTTTGGATTTTTATCTGCAATGTCTAATACCCAACCAAGCAGATCATCTTCTTGCCAACGTGTTAATGTAAGGAGTATGCCGGCCCCCTTTTGCCGTCGGGTTCTAAAAACGCTATTGTACCAATCTTTAATATTTTTTCTGTATGTGGGGCTTTCAGCATCTGCTCTATTGCGTATGGGGTCATCGATTATGCCGTAATCGAACCCAAAGCCAGTTATGGAACCCCCGACTCCTGCACATTTATATATACCTTTATGCCCTACAATTTCAAATATTTCCGAATTCCTTAAATAACTCCCATGTGAATCTGATCTGACGTTCGATTCATTTAGTCGTATATTTGGGAAAACTTCGTGATATTCAGACGAGCTTAAAATACGTTGGACGTCACGATTCATCATTGACGCTAGGTCTGCACCATAAGAACATGAAATAATCTTTGCGTCGGGTTTTACTCCAAATATAAAAGCAGGTAGCCTCCTTGACACAAATTCACTTTTAGTATGTCTAGGAGGCATTGTGATAGCTAGATTCTTAATTTCCCCTTTTACAAACTGATCCAATTTAGATGCAACTAATTTATGATGCCAGCTTTCCCTAAAATCATCCATTGTAAAACGGGTAAAATCAAGAATGTTAGTACTAGCCCGTCGTCGTTTTATTTCGTGATCACTGGCTTTTATCTGTTCAAGTGCCCTGTATATATCCAGCGTCTGCGAGTTTTTTGAGGTTATCATTTATACTCTGCTGTAATTCTTCTTCTGTCATCGTGGAAACATCAATTTTCCCCGAATGTTTCAAGTTAGCATCTAATTCAATCTTCTGAGGACCATCTAATTTCAACATCTTAGCCCGTCTTTCTTTAATTTTCAATCTTACGAGCATCCAGATTTCCATTAATTTCTGATTCGATGGGACCCCATTCTGATTATATGGAAGCTCATTCTCTTCATCATCTAATCGACTCCTGCCTTTTGCATCATAATAATTACCCGTCGCTTCCATTTCCATTATATTCAATTCTGCTTCTTCTCGGGCAATGAGATCTTCGATGATAGATCCCGTGTTCTTTTTCCATTGGTTGATTAAAAAGTTGATGTCTCTTGATACAGTAGGCTGTGATGTTTCGATGCCATCTTTTTTCAAAAGTTCGACTATCTCATTTTGATCAATTCTTTTGAGATAATAATTAGCTGTCGCTTGCCTGCGTGCGGCTATTTCAGCGGTTTGTTTTGTTTTAGGAGGCATATATGTATAATTTAATATACGTTTAAAAATAAATACTTTTGTATAGTTATTACTTTAATAGTGCTTGAATCTAAGCCCCGCTATTCAATTATTATAGAGAGGTAAGGAATTGTATTAGAAAAAGTAAAAAAGAGAATAGAAGTGATTAAACAATCTTAAGACCGTTACTTAGATCTTCTTTAATATATCCAATTGCCATCCCTCCACTCAGCTTTAAACTTTGTCTGCATCACATATTTTAACCAGAGCATTTCAAACGAATCATCCAGAGCAATTCCTAAATTATGAAACCTCATTGTCTCGGATCGGAAGAAGTCCTCAAATGTACGGAAAATCGTCCATAAATTAGAATGTGGTTGAAGTTTAGGGGATATTAACATATCCTGAAGTTGTTTTTGACTTGGAATTGGTCTTAGATCATTTACATGCACCATAGCAATATCGTTTTTAATAAAATCGATACTGAATACAAGTTCTCCTCTGTCATAATACCAAATATATTCGTTTTGTTTTCCGAGTATTGATATTTCTTTTCCATGAAAGATAATTGCTCTGTCACCTGCTTGCCATTGCCAGCCTTTAAAGAAGTCATCTGGCAATGCTAAAACCATATTTTTATATCCGTTTGAAGTATCCATTTTATCACCTTTATAATTTATCAGTTATCAAATGACTTGCTACAGGAAACACACCACCCAACGTCCAGGCTCCAATAAAATAATACTCAACTGCAAAGAGTACAACCCAAAATGAAAAATTGTGTAACCATCCTCTATGGTGGAATGCTTTATCAATTATCCAGCCGAATGGGCCTAATCGTTTTCGCGGTCTTGATTTTGTATCTAAATCGGGAGTGAAATAATAAGTATTCCATAGCCATTTGGAAATAAATAAAAGTGTAAATATAATTTCAGAGTGGTAATATCCTAATAAAAAGATGGTTGGGATAAGTGCATATTTGTTTAATCGCTCATGGTTTTTACCGTTCATTCCTAATATCCCAATACGTTTTTATTTTTTTAAACTTCGGAGACAATTTAGTAATCTTGTGGAATTTATGTCCTCTGCACTGGAGATCAACGAACATATCCAATGCATCAAATGATGAATAAGTAATGCTGTATGTCATGTTTCCTTTTTTATGCATGAGAGTGTGAGTTCGTGATTTTCCGAGAGGATTAGTTTCATAGTGTTGCTTCCTCCTTTGGACAATTCCAATTCCTACAAGCTTTCATCTCTCCGAGTTTACAGCAACCAAGATAAGAATCAAAATCCGAGCAGTCTGGATTATAGGTGTTCTCGTTTCCTCCGGTCATGTTTTTATTCCACTCCTATAAAATTAAACAACATCTCCATTTTTATCTATTGTAGCAATTTTATCTCCTTCAGAAACATAAATATCAAAATTCAAAATTCCATTTAGAGTAGTAAATGGCACATCTTTTAATACTACTAATGATCCCCTATCATCTGCATTTATGATGCTATGAAGCGGCAACGCTCCCTCTAGATATAAACTTAGCATATTGGATGGTTTAAGAGTAATATGATCAATTTTCTCAACATTTCCAGCCTCAATATCTGAGTTTATTACATCTATTATCTTTTTACTAATCGGGGATGGATCTACTTCTACGAAGCATCCTTCGAAGGCATTAATCACCCAATTTGTCCCGGAATTGAAACCTATTTTATCAAATATTCTTAGTTTAACGCCGTCGAATTCTATATTTGTAGTTTCTATTTTTGCGCTTGTCATTAATTTATTCCTCCTTACTTATATTCATCCGGCAAGCCTTTATTTAATTCCTCAATCAAAAATTCTATAGCTTCATAAGACATGTTCTGAATACATTTTGAAAAGTCTTCCTGTGTTGGGCTTGCTTTTCCAATTAAAGGATTAAGCGCCATTCCATTGCGAATCTGCATTGCTTCGCAAATTAGTCTCTGATCGCATTTGTTAAATTCGCTAAATAGTTTCATTTAGTCCACTTCCTCTTTAACAGTTTGAGTTTATCCGTTTGCGGTTCTTCTCCAAACATCAATATTCTATCTATATCATCATCCTGATCTAACATTTGAATAATTATATCACTGAATGTATCCTTACATGTGCCTTTTTTCCCTATTCGATCCCATACTTCTTGTTTTATTTTACTTTTTATCTCGAATAGTTTGTTTTTCTTTGATTTATAAACTGCATTAACGTCAGGTGAGATCATTTCTTGATTAGCTAGCCATATCAATGCTGCTTTGTTTACTTCTTTCATACCTTTGAGAGTAATTGGATCATGGTAAATCCCTCTGTGTATTTCTCTTGGAATAAATATCCCAATTGACTTATCATTGTTTAAGTGCATATGATGAAAATCCATGTCTTCGCAGTAAGAATTTATTGGAGCATAACCAAGGTCTCTCATTTTAGCCATAGCTTTTATTCGTGCTTCTTCGCGGTTTGGATATTTTTTATGTGCACTCATTTATTCTTCCTTCTTTTCACATTCAGCTAACTTCTTTTTTAATAACTCATTCTCTGTCTTTACATATTTATTTTCAACAATCAGTTTATCATTTTCAGCTAGAGTTAACCGGATTATTACATCGTCGGTCGGCTGTCCAAAATCTTTTCCTTTTTCTCTTAGTTCTTTGACTGTATATTCATTTACTCGAATCTGTTTTAATGACATAGCTACCTATACACACTCAAAGTATTTAAGCGTTACTATTGGTAACTTATAGCGTTACTATCAGTGACATTTATATACTTTGCATGCCTAGTAGTAGTATAGAAAGGGCATAAGCCCGAATGGAGATACAAAGATGAAAACAATCGAAGAAGTAAGAGAAATGACAAATGAACAGATCCTCGTTGAAATGAGGAAAATTGCTGGAAATCAGATATCAAACA